GCAGGCCGGTTTACCTGATCCTGTCCGACTACGGCAAAGGGATGTTTGATCGTGGTCTGTGGGCCCACTCGATCCGCGCGTCAGTCAAAGTCGTCGAGAGCTTCGGGGACCCGCACCGGTCGCGGTCCTCGATGCGGGAGGCCTCTGAGTTGTTGGGCCGGTGCACGGTTCTGGCACAGGGGACGCAAGACCCATTGTGGCACTCTGGCCTGAGCGATCGGAAGCTCATCAAACGCGGCCATAACGGCATGATGCTGTTCGACGATCTCGGTGCGTACGAATGGAGCCCGCAGCGATTCGGCATGGACCCATCGACCGCGGTCGACACCTGCGGCTGTGGCGACATGGCAATCGCGGCTCTGGCGGTGGCTCGCTCCGAGGGCATGCGCTGGAACGACGCCCTTAAGTTCGCGGTCGCGGCGGCGGCAGAGGAGGCCCTGGTCTGGGGTGCCGTGCCGGTGTCAAGGTCAGTTGTGAACGAGCGTCTGCGTCGGGGTTGACCCCGTGCCGGGATCGGGGAGGATTTGGGCCGAATGGCCCATTCCCAGAGCCGCCTCCCGGAGACCTTCCAGTGGCCCCAATGTGGTGGTGGTTCGACGATGACGATTGGTACACGGATGACACGACGTCAGAGATCCAATGTCGGGTTTCAGTTGATTCGGGAGCTGCTCGACCGGCAGCCCGACTTGCCAAGCCGCGCCGCAGCCCGCCGCCTGTACAAGCGAAATCCCGAGGTGTGGCCCAACCTAGAGGCGTGCCGTAGCATGCTGCGGTATTACCGGGGCACGAACGGGAAGAAAATGCGACGGGAGGTCCGGCAAAAGGTGGCCGACCGCCGCATGGAACAGACTCGCGAACGACGGCAGCCCAAGGAGGTGATCGAGACTCGGACATTCACGGTCCCGTTGCCGACTCCCCACCTGCACGGGATCGACCGGGCCCCCATCCCATGCAACCAGCCGGGAATCTGGGGCATCATGAGCGACATCCACATCCCGTTCCATGATGCTTCCGCGCTCGAGACCGCCCTGAGTGAGATCGAGAAGGCCAGCCCGGTCGGCATCATCCTGCTGGGGGATGTGGCGGATTTCCACGCGATCAGCCGATGGGAGCACGACCCCAGGAACAGAGACTTCGAGGGGGAGCGGCAGGCGGTCGTTCAATTCCTGAAGCACCTGCGGGAGCGGTTTCCCACGCAGCGCATCGTCTACAAATTGGGCAACCACGAGGAAAGACTCGAGCGGTTCATGATGACCAAGGCCCCGGAGCTACTCGGCATGCAGTGCCTGCAATTCCGAGAGCTGGTCGAGGCGGATTCGTGCGGCATCGAGGTGGTCGGCGACCAGCGGCGGATTGCCCTCGGTCGGCTGACACTGATTCATGGGCACGAGTACCGGTTCGCGATCTCGAATCCCGTGGGGCCGGCGCGGGGGTTGTTCCTGAAATCCAACACCACCGCCATGTGCGGCCATTTCCACCAGACCAGCCAGTACTCGAAGCGGGCCCTGGACGACGTGCACCGTGCCTGCTGGTCCCTCGGGGCGTTGTGCCAGCTCGACCCCGAGTACCGGCCGATCAACGAATGGAACCACGGGTTCGCGATTGTGACGCTGGCGGCGAACGGATCGTTCGAGGTCAGCAACCGTCAACTGGATGAGCACGGGCGCAAGTACGCCTGATTTTTTCGACACTGGTTCAACACTGGAGCAAGACGTGACCAACATTCTGAGACGTGCCGATGCCATCGCGGGGGAGGATCGCGCCCGGGACTATGGCCACCCGAGGGACAACTTCCGGCGGATCGCAGATCTGTGGAATGCGTACGTCAGCCACATGCCTGACGATCAGCCGGGGATCACCCCCGAAGACGTCGCGGCCATGATGATTCTCATGAAAATCGCACGGCAGCAGCACACCCCGAAGGATGACAACTTGGTCGACATCGCGGGGTACGTGAAGTGCTGGGACATGCTGGGGGACGATCCGCAGCCGGTCGACGCTCCCGGCCCGCTGGAGGTGCAGTCGCTTCGCATGCATGACGACGGGCAAGAGGCGCCCGACCCGGGGTTCTGGTATCTGGCCACGCCGTACCGGGCCTACAAGGGGCTACGGGCGTCGGCGTTCACACAGGCCGCGCAGCAGGCCGCCATCTTGAGCGACTCCGGCATCTCGGTGTTCTCCCCGATCGTGCACAGCCACGTCATCGCCAGCCACACGGAACGACTTGTTGAGGAGTCCCCGGAGTGGATCGATCTCGACATGCCAATGGTTCGCGCAGCCCGGGGAGTGATCGTGTGCATGCTGCCGGGCTGGGAACAATCGTCGGGGATCTACAGAGAATGCAACGAGGCGATCAAGCTGGGCAAGCCCGTCATCCACATGACCCCCGACACTATCCCCGAGGGCCTGAAGTGATGCAGACCCTGGACGAGCTGCGGGACCTGGTGCGGAGCTGGGATGGGAACTACCTCGCGCGAACCAATTTCACCAACGGCTGTTTCGACCTGCTGCACGTGGGGCACCTTCCTGTGCTCCGGGCCGGGTGCGAATGGGATGGGCGGATGGCCCGGGCGCGGCTGGTGGTCGCGATCGACAGCGACCGGCGGTGTGCGTTCCTGAAGGGGTACGACCGTCCGATTATCCCGGCGGCCGAGCGGGCCGAGCTGCTGCTGTCGACTCGGTTCGTCTCGGCCGTCGTGCAGTTCGACTCGACCGAACAATTGCGGGAGATCCTGACGGTGGTCCGGCCCCATTTCGTGGTGCGGGGCCTCGGGGGGAAGCCTCCGCCCCAACCAGCTCCGTTCGGCGCGGAACTCGCCCGCCAGGTGCTCTGGGTCGAGACGCCGGACGTGCACACGAGCACGATTGTCGAGCGGATTCGGGCCTCGGGCGACCAGTAACAGCCCCCTCGGAAAAAAATCCAAAAATTCCCCCTTGCAATTCACCCGCAAGCGGGTAAGATGCCGATATGAGTTATGTGACTCAGTTTTCACCACCCGCCAACCCCCTGCCCGAGAGTGATGACGATGACGAATGAACAAGCTACCTCTGAACTGAACGCGGCCGGCGCTAAGCTGGAACGACGGGAAGACCGCAGCGGAAAAACGCTGGCTGGCTGGTGGCTCGATGGGGTGTTTCTTGGAAAAGATGCACGCACTGCCGCAGAAGGGGTAAGAGGGTAAGACGGAAGTTGCCAACCCCCCGGCATCCCCGGGGGTTCCCCCTGACGATGGAGACGACGAGAGATGAGCCGCATTCGCCTCAGTAACGCGATCGCCCGCCGATATTTTCTGCACGCCGCCGACATGAATGAAGATGGTTCGCGGTCCTGCTTTTTCGCTCAGCTTCCCCTGGACGACGACGGCTGGGGATTTTGGGTTGAGCCGGATGGAACCATCGAGGCGGACACCGCACCCTGCAACGGCAATTTGCCGAGCCGGCGAATCGTCGACGCCTGCAAACGGGCAGCAGTGAAATTTCTTGCGACCTGCTAACCCACCCCCGCCCCTCGCACTCGCGGCGGGCTGACTCTTACATGAAACGCCAATGGCCGTTCAAACCAGTCGGTACTGCAAAGCCTGTCGCCGCGCAACGCTACATCAGAAATACCAATGGGTCAGTGATGGAATGGGCTGCCTCGTGACAATTGTGTCCGGTGGGCTGTTTCTGTTGCTGTGGTTTCCGTGCATCGTCTGGCAGGTGCTGTTTCCCAACTGGCGATGCCAGACCTGCGGACGAAGAAACTAAAGCCAATGACCACCCCCACCCCCTACACCACGGCCCAGGCAGCGGCAGTCCTCGGGCTCGACACCAGCAGCATCAGGCGACTGGCCAGAAAGCTCAAGCTGGGCCAGCGACTCGGCCGAGACTGGTTCTTCAGCCAGTCCGATCTCGACCGGATGCGGTCCCGCCCGTCGCCCGGCAACCCATCGTTTGTTCAGCAGCGTAAGTGAGTCCCGATTGACACGACCGCGTCCGCCCCCGTTTAATTTCCAGCGTCCACTTCCTCGGAGCCCTTCCAATGGTCAAGTTTGCTGCTCTCGCCGGTCTCGTGCTGGGCCTCGGCATCTCGGCTGTCGCCACATATCAGCCTGCCCGCCAGCCGATCGCAATCCCCCCGCGTGTGGCGCCGTTCGCGACCAACAACGCCCCGCCGGCCAGCGACCCCGACGGCAGTTTCGCGATCGAGGTCGACGGGGTTAAGTACGGCGCAAACCGGTACGCGAACGACATCCCGTTCTATATGCAGGGCGGCAAGGTCATCTCGATCAACGGCAACGTCTCCAAGATCGGCGATTAGTTGACGCTCGGCGGCCCGCGTTTGACCCTCTGGCTCTGCTCGTATCGCTCGCGCATCTCGCGGAGCTGCTCACTGGTCGTGATCTTCTGGCACTGCACACACCGGGCCCCCTCGGGCGTTTTCATCGCCAGCGGACACCCGCAGTGGTAGCACGGCCTAGTCTGGAGTTGTGGACTCATGAATCGGATCTTTCGTCAGGTGGCGTGGCAGTCATTCCTCTGGTCCGCTCTGGCGGCGGCTGGCGGGTCATTCATGCAACCCGGCATGATCCCGGTGTACGTGCTGTCCCTCGCGGCGGTGTCGTGTTTGGCCGGTATTCTCGCCCTGCTGAACGCGGCCGATCTGCGGGCCAAAAACCGTAAACTGGACAGTTGACGCCCGTTCCTTGTTGCGTATACTGACGGGCGTCCAGTGTCGGGAGTCCGGCACACGGTCGCCACCCCCCGCAACCAAGGCGGATCGAGGAATCCGCTGGGTGGCAAGTCTCCAGTTGTGACGGAGACAGAGATGAAGCGTCGGAAGAGTCTGCAGCAGTGGTTTGTTTTGGACGGCGGCTCGGTGGTATTCGGTCCCACGACCTGTGGTGGGGCTGGCCAGTTCGCCAGGATCTATGGGGGAGTCGTCGTGGCGACGCAGCCAGACGCGGTTCCCCGGCCCCCAGAGGGCTTCCCAGACGAACCGGGGTACAATCCCCCTCCCTGGATTGTCGAGTGCCGCAAACGGGCGGCAGCGAGCTGACAGCAGGCCCCTCGGTGGAACCGGGGGGCTTTTTTTGTTGGCAGACCGTTGGTTGACCACAGCGCCCACCCAATTGACCACCCGTTTTGGACACCGACCGACATGCACCGCCTGAAGTCGATTTTGCTCGGCCCTGGAAACACAGATCAGAAGTACTCCCGGCGTGATTCGAACACGCGACCGACGGATTAGAAATCCGTTCACCATGCCTCTTTTTCCCGGCGATTCCACAAAGCGCCCACCGGAATGACCACCTGTTACGACTCCCTGGTCGCATCGTAGGCTCTCCAGATATCTCGGGCCGTGGTGTCGGCGTCGAGGTCGACGTAGTACCGGAGAGTCGTTTCGAGTGACTCATGCCGCATCAGGGTCTGCAGGATCTGGGGCAGGACGCGGCGGGCCCAGCGGGTACCGAATGACCGACGGAAATCGTGGGCGCTGGCAAACTTCCCCGGGGCCACCTCCACCCCCGCCATCTGTCCCAGCTCGGTGATCTGCCGCGAGACCCAGCCCAGTGTCGGCCGGGCAGTGAGGTTCCGCTGCCGGGGCCAGGCGAAGACCCGGCCGGTCCGTTGTTCCGGGGGGACCCCTTGGAGCAGCTCGGCGAACTCCGGGGCCATTGGCAGAACCCGATCGCGGCGGCCCTTCTCGGCTTCGCTGGGGATGCGGAGGACGGGCCGCTCTGGCGACATGTCGGCACGGATCGACCGCGGATCGTCCCAAGACAGCCCGATTGCCTCATCAAGACGCAGGCCCGACCACCAGAGGCCCCGGAGGGCGAACTCCCACGGGACGGCTCTGTCAGCCCCCACCACCTCGGGGAGCTTCGCCAGGATCGCGGCAAACTCGGCATCGGTGATCGGGCGGCCCTTCATCGCGCGCCCCCTGGAACCAGTCTTGGCGCGGGCGACGGCGGGGAATCGGGGGAGCTGGTCGAGCCAGCCCATCCGGTGAGCCCAGCGGATCGCCGATCGCAGGTGGCGGAGGTACCCGTCGATCGTCGACTCGGTGCGGGTGCCGTCGCGGAGCTTCGTCAGCCAGGCGGTGATGCTGGCGGCGCTGATCGAGTTAAGCGCCGCGGGCCGCATGATCGACTCGTACGAATGGAGGGCGGTCACGTACCAAGGGGCGGTTCTGGGGCTGAGGGTCGGCAGGTGCTGCGACAGGAACCGGACGAGGAAGTCCGCCCAGGCCATCCCCCCGAGGTGCAGGCGGGAGCGGTTGAGCAGATCGTCTTCGAGTCGCGCGGCGGCTCGGTCAGCCTCCCGGCGGACGGCAGTCTCGGCGGATCGCTCAAGCCACCTGTCGGTGCCGGGCTCGCGGTATCGAAGGTAGAAGGACCCGCGGCGCTTGACCCAGAGGACCTTGACCCGTGGGGTGGATCGCTGCCTACCCATTGCGGCCGATGTTCCCGCTGGCGATTGCCACCCCCACGAACAGGCCCAGCAGCGCGGCCCACCCCCAGCTCATCCCGTTCCAACGGCCGATGAGCGTCACAACGAGCACACAAGCCCAGGCCAGAATCGTGGTCAGTTGGGAGAGCTTCACGGCTGGGGCTTTTTCGGTGCGGGTGCAGACTTTGAGACTTGGATCCCCCGCTTTTTGATGCCCTTCGAGGCTGCTTCGCGGGCGGCTCTGTCGACCATCAAATCCGCCTTCGAGCGGCGTTGTCCGGCCAGCGCTCGAGTCTGCTCGGTCACCTCGGCCACGAGCCTCGTCGACCACCCCTGCAGCTCCGCCACGCGGCGGTTGAAAATGTTGTCCCCGTGGCAATTCAGCTCTATCAGGTGATGTGATCGCATCATGGTGGCGACCTTTTCGAGGTCTTGCATGACCTGCGACAGCTCGCGGTGAACTGCCTCGAACTCTTCGACCGTGCGGTAGGTTCTCACGTGACTGTCTCTCCAATGTGTGAAACGGGGAAACCAGTGTTTCCAACTCTGGGACACCCGGAGCAATTTTCCCCGTTCCCCAAGTCGATAAAAGCCACAAAACGCCAATACCGGACGCAAAGGCGTGTAAAAGTGGCGAAACAGTATTGACAACACTGGTTTCCCGCCCTACAAAAGTGCCAGGAGTTGCCACCGGAACCGAGTTTTACCAATGAGCACATCAGCGAAACCCCGCACGAGAGCCGACTGGGAACCGATCGATCAGGGTCGGACCTACACCCGCGAGGCTCTGCGGAAGTGCGGTGTCGGCCCAGGGATTTGGGCGAAGCTGGTCCGCGCAGGGATGCCGGTCGACGTGATCGGAAACCGTGTGTTTCAGCGGGGGGCTGTGGTCTGCGAGTGGTTGCAGCGGCTGGCGGAGCAAAGCCGCAGCGCCAAGGAGGCGAGTGATTCTGGCCGGTAGTCGATCGCCAAGGACGGCGGTCGGCTACCACCTTTTTCAGGAGCAGTCATGCGGCGCTGGTTGAGCGGACTGTGGATCGAGTTGGCCGTCATCCTGTTGGGGGCCACCGTTGCGTTTGCGTGTGAGGCGTTGAATCAGTGAGCGGCTCTGGCTGGTGTAGTTGGTTGCTGCGCCAGACTGGGGAAGGGCCACACCTGCGGTGGTGAGAGAACCGGAGCCCGGCGGTTGCAGGCGGGCAATCTGGATTGCGGAGGTCCGGCCAGTGTTCCAATCCCACTGGTGGCGGGTTCGAGTCCCGTCAAATCCTCTGGATCGGCGGAGTACCTGGTGGTGCTCAGCAAGTTTGTACAGCCGACTGGTGAATCGACCACGAAGTGAAGCAACTGAACCAGTCCAAGCAGGTTCGATTCCTGCCCGATCCACTGCGGAATTCCCCGCACTTTGGGAGCAAACATGTCGGAATTGAAGAGCAACGCGGAAGCGGTCGAGCGGCTGAAGTGGCAGAAGTTCCCCGTGCTGAACGACGGGTTTGTCTGCCTGGTCGATTGCATGGGCGACGATGCCGCGGTGGTTCAGGCCGCGCGGGTCTCGTACGGCGAGGGGACCCGGCACACATCAGACGGCGAGACCCTGATTCGCTACCTGATGCGGAATCGGCACACGACCCCCTTTGAGATGGTCGAGCTGAAGTTCCTGGTGCGGGTCCCGATGGATTGCTGGCGGCAGTGGATTCGGCATCGAACCGCCTCGGTGAACGAGTACAGCACGCGGTATTCGGTGGCGATCGACTCGGCACAGACGACCGACCCTCGCGAGTGGCGACAGCAGGCGACGGACAACAAGCAGGGCAGCGGTGAGATGCTGCCCGATGCGGCTGGGCTCTTGCTGACCTTGGAAGAGCAGCATTTGCAGGAGCAGGCCCGGCAGGTCTACGCGTCGCGTCTGAAAGCGGGGGTGGCCCGCGAACAGGCCCGGAAGGATCTGCCGTTGTCCACGTACACCGAAGCCTACTGGAAGGTCGACCTGCACAACCTGCTGCATTTCCTCGCCCTGCGGCTGGATGATCACGCGCAGAAAGAGATCCGGTTGTACTCGCAGGCGATCGTTCAGATCGTCATGCAGTTGTTTCCGGCGGTGTGGCGGGCGTTTGAGGCATACCGACTGCGGTCTATGCAGTTGACGGCTCTGGACATCGGCGTGATTCAACGACTGTCTGTGGGGATTCGTGGCTCTGGATTCGGCACGTGGGACGAGGAGGCGTTCGTTCAATGCCAAGACCCGTCATGGGTGGGCCTGGTGCGCTGCCGGGAGCGTGACGAATGCCGGGAGAAACTCAAGCGGCTCGGTCTGTTGTAACCAGCGAGGCGGGCGACACCTGCCCGGGACGATGTGGTGCGACAGCCGGAGAGACGGCAGCGTACACCTTGAGAGGGCGAAACCTGCCCGCAAACTCATGTGGTTTGACAGCCGGGAGAGACCGGCAACATGGGTCGGTAGCTCAGCGGTAGAGCGAGTCGTGACAGCGGCGTTCCCTGTCTTCAACGCTGCGGTGCACAGGTCGCCGGTTCGAATCCGGCCCGACTCACTGGTCTCCTTTCCCGGAGTCCAACGCCTCAGTCACGAGAGGAAATCCACCCCAAGCGGCAGGGGTTCGTGACAGCCGCATTTGCCTCAACGTGGAGTGCAGCCCGGTTGGCCACCGTGGCAGGCGGCGGGTTCGATTCCCGCCTGAGGCTCTGCCGGAATGGTCCGGCTCAATGGAATGGACAGCATGAAGCGACGAACAACCCCGGATCAGCCAAGCGTTCTGGCTCCACTGGCCCTCAGCACGCGACAGGCAGCGAAGTTGGCGAACGTCGGCACGAGCACCCTGTTGGCGGCGATCGCGGCGGGCCAACTCAGGGCGAAGTGTCTGGGGAAGACAAAGTTCCTGATCCGGCCAGCGGACCTGGAAGACTGGATCGACAACCTAGAAGACGCGAAGTCATCCGGAGCGAAGTAGCTCTGGCGAAGCCGCCACGGAGGGCGGCGTTTTTTTGTGGAGGCGGTGCGATGCTCGTTTTGAAACGGAAGCCCGGCGAAAAGATCCTGGTCGGCGAAATCGCGTTCGAGATCGTTGAGGTCCGGGGGAACAAGGTGCGGGTGGGGATCACAGCCCCCCGGGAACAGCAGATCCTGCGGGGCGAGCTGGTCACCGGCCCGCCCGCAGAAAATGCGACCAGTGTTGAAAACACTGGTTCCCGCTGTTGACTTCAATTAAACGCCAGCGTACAATTGAGACACAGTCAACGGAACCCCACACGGAGCAAACTGATGTCGAAATTGACCAAGGAAATCCATGTTGAAGACGGCGACCGCGGTCTGGTGTTCGTGGTCGATGTGACCTACTCGGTCGACTCGGATGGGTCGGTTGAGGTGCATGCCGCCCGCCCCCTGCGTGGGTATGTGGTGCTGTCGATCATCGACCAACGGGAACGGATGGCACGCGGGCAGGACAAGACCGAGGAGTTCGAGTTCCCGGTTCCTTGCGATGCGGCGTTCCGCAAGCGGTTCCTGCAGGACTATGAGGCCGACTTGGTCAACGCCATTGACGAGATCCTGACCGACAGCCGGGAGTGTGCCAGTGCCCGGGTCTGGTGACCAGAAGCCGTACCTCTCCCCATCGCAGATCGAAACCTATCTGCGGTGCGGGGAGGCGTACCGGCGGCGTTATGTCGACGGCGAGCGGATCGCCCCCGGCATCGTCGCGGTTCAGGGCACCGGGGTGCATGTCGGTGCCGAGGTCAATTTCAAACAGAAGATTGGGACCGGCTCGGATTTGCCGGTCCGCGACATCATTGACGCCTCGGTCGATGGGTTCGACCGGGGGCTGACCGAGGGCTGGACTGTCGACCCCGAGGGGCCATCCGTGGGGGATGCTCGTGACGAAGTCGCCAGTCTGGCCACAGTTCTTGCCCAGGAGGTGTGTCCGGCATATCAGCCGACCCATGTCGAGCAGACCGTACGGATCGAGTTGCCCGGAGCACACGACATGCTCGGGGTGATCGACCTGGCTGCCGACGGGAAAGTGATCGACCTCAAGACGACTGGAAAGACGATGACCCAAGGGCAGGTCGACAAGCTGCCCCAGATCACTTTCTACGCTGCTGCACACAAGGTTCTGACTGGGGAGATTGCCAATGAAGTCGTGATCGAGAACTTGGTGAAAAGCAAAAAGCCGAAGCGGGTTCGGATCGCATCGACCCGCGACAAACGCGACTTCTCGGCGCTGGCGGCCCGAATCAACGCCGTCAGCGCCGGGATTCAAGCCGGGGTGTTCGTACCGGCCGAGGCTGGATCATGGATGTGCTCGCCCAGGTGGTGCGGGTACTACGACAGTTGCCCCTACGTCAACGGGGCGAAGACCACCATCGTTGATCTACACGTACCTGGAGAATGACATGTCTGTGACTGCTGATGACTTTGTGGGCTCGAATCGGATTGCGGCGGTGAATGGCGGAGGGGCTTTGTCGCACGGGGCGGACGTGGACGGCCAGCGGTCGATTGCGGAGGTTCAGGCGGCGATGGCTGTCGCCAAGCGGTTCCCCCGCGACACTGTGGCCGCGATTGAGCGGATCAAGAACGCTTGTACCCGGCCCCGGTTGGCTGAACAGTCGATGTACTCGTTCTCTCGTGGCGGATCGGACATCACTGGCCCCAGCATTCGGTTGGCTGAGGCGGTGGCGCAGCAATGGGGCAACGTGCAGTTCGGCATCGTTGAGAAGGAGTCCGGCCAAAAGGAATCTCTGGTCGAGGCGTTCTGCTGGGACCTGGAAACCAACGTGCGTGTCTCGAAGGTGTTCTCGGTGCCCCATGTCCGGCACACGAAGCACGGGGCCAAGCCGCTGACCGACCCCCGCGACATCTACGAGAACGTGGCCAACAACGGTGCTCGGCGGCTGCGGGCGTGCATCTTGGAAGTCATCCCGGGCGACGTGATCGAGGAGGCGGTCGCCTGCTGTCAGCAGACGCTCGAAACGAAGTGTGACGTCGGTCCCGAGGCCCAGAAGAAACTGCTGACGGCGTTCCGGGAGCTGGGGATTTCGCGGGAGCAGATCGAGACCCGCATCCAGCGGAAGGTCGAGTCGATCCAGCCCGCCCAGATGGTCCAGTTGCGGAAGATCTTCGCCAGCATCCGCGACGGGATGAGCATTGTCACCGACTGGTTCGAGGTGAAGCCCGCCGGTGACGGCTCGGGCAGCGGTAAGCCTGACCCGAAGGCCGACCCGACCGCCGACGCCCTGACCAGCGGGAAGGGGGCCGCGCTCGACCAACGGCCCGGCAAAAAGACCGCCGAGAAGACCCCGGACACTGCGACCAACGAGCCCACGGCGCAGTGATCGGCCCGGGCATGCAGGTCGCCCCCCGGCTGACATACCGGGGGCCGCCGTTCGATCGGTGGATGCCCGTTTGAGTGTGTTCCATCTGTTTCCTTTCTGGAGAGTCTCATGTCGAAAGTCGTTTTGGAGAATGTCGGCCCGGTCAAGTCGTTCGCGTTCGAGGTGCCCGAAGACGGCGGCATCGTGGTCCTGCGGGGCAGCAACGGGGCGGGCAAGAGCCATGTGCTGAACGCGGTGCAGTCACTCGTGTCGGGGGACGGATCGGTCCCCCTGCGTGACGGCCAGGCGAAGGGCCGGGTCGAGGGGCTCGGGGCCACGATCAAGTTGGCGAAGCGGACCACCCGCAGCGGGGCGCTCGAGGTCGAGAGCCTGACCGGGGACGTCGACCCGGCGACCCTGGTGGATCCGGGCATCGACAACCCGGAGCGGGCCGACGCGGCGCGGATCAAGGCTTTGCTGACCCTCGCGGGGGTTCAGGCCACCCCGGCGGACTTCATCCACAACCAGACGAAGATTGTGTTGCCCGAGGGCGAGACCGACCCGGTGAAGTTGGCGGGGCTGGCGGCCCGGGAGTACCAGCGGCTGGCGCGGGAGCAAGAGTCGGTGGTCGCGGACCTGGAGCGGCAACTTGCCCAGCTCGGAACGGTTGACGTCGACTACAACGGCGAGACCGACCCCGAGGTGCTGGAGGAGCAGTTGATCGCGGCCCGGGCGAGTCTGCATTCCGCCAAGCAGCGGCAGCAGGATGCCGTTCTGCAGCAGGATGCCTACCTCAAGGCCCAGGCCGAACTGGAGGCGTCGGCGAACGGCATTGAGGAGCGTCTTGCGGCGGCGGTGGCACGGCGAGACGAAAGCATGTCGCTGTTTCAGCAGATGAACCACAAGGTGCAGGACGCCAAGGCCGCTCTCGCCACTGCGGAAGCACATTGCAAAGCGGCCGAGACGGAGGCGCTGCAGGCCAACCGCGACTGTGAGGCGGTCAAGCAGGAAGCCGGTCGGTTCGAGTCGCTGCGGGCTACCATTGCCAAGGGATGCCCCACGGCAATCACTGACGAGTTCGTGCAGTCGTACGAGAATGAGGTCGCGACCTGCCGCGACAACATGGAGAAGGCCGCCTTGGTCCGCAAGAACGACGAGGTCCGCGAGACGCGGGAGGAGCTGGGGAACGATCTGGCCCGAGCCCGGGGGCAGGCCACCCTCCTGCGGAGCTTCGGCCCCCGGTGCGAAGAAACCCTGTCACTGATGGTACGGAAGTCCGGCACGGGGCTGTTCGTCGAGGGAGGCCGTCTGCGGATCGCGACCGACCGCGGTCCTGATGAGTTGTTCGGTGAGTTGAGCCACGGCGAGCGGTGGAAGGCCGCGATTGACGTTTGCGTCAGCAGCGTTGGCAACAAGGCCCTGATCGTGATCCCCCAGGAAGCATGGGAAGGAATCGACCCGGTAAACCGGACGGAGCTGGCGGAGCACGCCCGCGCCAACCGGGTGACGATCCTGACTGCCGAGTGCGGCAACGGCCCCATCGAGGCGGAGCAGCTCTGATGAACACGATCGACACGGACTGTCGTGCAGACCTCCGGCGGATCTACCGTGACATCGAATCGCCCCCCCTGCCGAGGCGGGCTCTGGTGGTTTGCCAGCCCGAAGCGTCAGAGACCGCCCGGCAGGCGTTTGCGGACCTGGTCGATCGTGGCGAGGTGCGGATCATCTTGGACCGCCCCATCGTTTTCGGCTGACTTTTTTCGACACTGGTCCTACACTGGTGAAACACTGAGACTGGGGTGTGTGGTAGCCTCCGGTTCTGACAGCTTGAACAACCTCACGCCACGCGGATGAACCGGCCTACCACCCGGGGATTCCGCGTGGCGTTTTTTCATGCCGACATGGACGAGCCAAACACAGCAGAGAAGGCGGTCTATCCCAAGCGGCCCCCGTATTTCGCTCACAAGTTTGTCAGACGGCTGACCAAGAGCTGTGCCGCGTTGGAGATCGGCCCGGAGGCGTGCTGGCTCCTCACTGTGATCGCGTTTCAGGAAGACTCCTGCCGGTACAGGCGGGCCGTCATGTACTACGACGAGCCTCTGGCGTCTCTGGTGGGGCTCGGCTCGGCCAAGTCGCTGTCGCTGTGTCGCAAAAAGGCGGTCAGTGCGGGCTGGCTGCATTATGAGCCTGGCCGGAAGCGGGTCGCGGGTCGGTACTGGGTCATGATTCCAGAGCACGCCGAGGTGTTCGACGACTCTCCGATCGGGGTTGATGATCCGGAGTTTCTCGGCACCCGTGCCGAGAAACCGCCGAGCAAACGCCGAGCACAGGGAGGAGCAACCGCCGAGCAATGGGAGGAGCAACCGCCGAGCAATGGGGGTCCTTTCATACCTAACCCTATACCTAACCCTAACCCTAAGGGGGGGGAAGCGCGCGCAGAGAGCGCCGATCCCGGATTCGATCCGAACCCCCCCCACGATCCTGCGGACGATGTGCGGGTGGAGGCTGACCCGCATTTCGACTGGCTGACCATCGAGCGGGAGTTCCTCGCGACCTGGAACGCCAGCCCGGACACGTGCAAGTACCCGACGATGCGGAACCACTCGCGGCCCTTCCGTCTGCTCTGGATGGACCCGCAGTGGCAGCTCGACTGCTTCACGGCGATCGCGAAGCTGTCGACGGGGTTCTACGCTGGCAAAAAACTCGGACTATCCCAGTTTCTCAAACCTGAATTTGTGACGGAGGTGCTAGGTGGACGATGGGACAATCACGACGGAACACGCGGTGCCACTGCGGCGCGTCATGCTGGAGGCTCGCGAGAGATTCCGCTCCACCTGCGGCTCGGGGGGCGAGACCTCAAGCCCGCCGAGGGAGATCCCTTCTGACTCGCCGGCGGCCCCCGCATGGCCCCTTGGCGTGGCCCAGGCGGTGCCGTCTGGGTCAGACCCCCAGATCCTCGCCCAGGTCGTGCAGGCGGCCCAGCATGGGCGTTGGCCGATCCTGCTGGCCGGGCCCTGCGGTGTGGGGAAGAGCTGCCTTGCCTGCCTGGTCGCCAGCCGGATCCCACACTGGCGGTTTGCTGCGGCGAGTGAGCTGGTCGGGTGTGTGAGCCAGGCCCGGTCGAGCGACACACGGACGGTTCTGGTGCGGACGATGGCGGGAGCCGAGATCGAGCGGAACGAGACTGACCTGATGCGGTGGGTGGAGTCGGCCCCGATTCTGGTGCTCGACGATGTGGGCGTGCGGCCGATGACCGCGGTGCAGAGCGACATCCTGCTGAGGGTGCTCGACCTGCGGTTGGGGCGGCCGTTGATCGCGACGACAAACTGCACGGCGATCACGCTGCCGGAGCTGGTCGGGGAACGGTGTGCGAGTCGGCTCCGCGCGGGGTCGCAGTTTCGGATGAGCGGCGAAGATCGGCGGATCAGCCGAGGGGGTGCGCGATAAATGAGCACGACACGCAAAGCAGCACCGCGGAAACCCCGCCGCGATGAGCCCCAGGTTCGCGTGACTCTGCACTGGGCGTACTGGCGGTTTCTGTACCGCCACTATCGCAAGCTCGACAAGTTCACGCTCCGGGACATCGACCGAGAGCCATTGGCCGAGGTGATGGCCGAGGCGGCAGACCGGGCCGAGAAGGCGATGCGGGCCGGGGGGACCGAGGAACTGGCGGACCCAGTCGAGGCGATGCGGCGAGAGAAGGCCGGAGAGTTCGGTCCGCAGCACGCGACAGTGTGGGGATCTCCCCACGGGTTTGCAGTGCTGACCCAGTGGATGGCCAAAGAGCTGGCGGCGGTTGCCCCCAGCCTCACCAAAAACGCATGGGCCACCTGCGGCATGCTGCTGGTTCCGCAGCTCGCGGCTCAGGACTCCGGGCGGGGCTTCGAGGAACAGTGTTGAAATCACTGGTTCTCGGTGTTGACGGTAACTATTCGCGGGCGTACAATTAGGCCACAGGAGGCGACGATGCCGGGACGGATCAAGTTTGCGAGAGGCGTTCGCCGGAAACCCGGCGAGATGAACAAGCTGGAAGAGAAGATGGCGGCCGAGTTGGACCTCCTGTGCAAGTCCGGCAAAGTGCTCAAATGGTGGTTCGAAGGAATCACCCTGCGGCTGGCCAAGGCGACCCGGTACACCCCGGATTTTCTGGTGATGCTTCCTGATGGCACCATCGAATGCTGGGAGGTCAAAGGCCACTGGGAAGACGATGCTCGGGTGAAGATCAAAGTCGCGGCGGAGATGTTCCCGATGCGGTTCAAGGCGTTTTCCCCGAAGCCGAAACGGGACGGCGGGGGATGGAAAATCGAAGAGTTTGGAGGTGATGTCGATGAATGCTGAACGGGCGAAGCGGCGGGAGAAGATTGCGGTGCAGATGATGGCGGCGTTGTGTTCGCCACAGCACACGTTTGGGAGTTGGGAGGATCAGGCCCACGATGCCTTGGCGATGGCCGATGCGTTGATGGCAAAGCTCGACGAGGCAGCTCTGGCCGACACCCCGGACGCTCAATTGGCAGATCCACTCCGTGAACTGCATGACCTGCAGGAAACCAAGGACGCTGCTGTCAATCGGTCCGTCGCCAAATCAATCCTGATTTGGCAGAGGGACCGGCAGATTGCGGACTTGGAAGAGCAGTTGGCGGCCCTAGAGCACAAGCTGGCGACACTCACGGAGTTTGCCGAGAGTGTCCGGGCCGAGGCTGAAGACGACGACGAGCTGTACGGGCCTTTCGTTGGCCTGGTGCGAGACCTCGACGCGAAAGTGGGTGCGAAGTGACCCCGACGATCCGCATTCAAAGCTGGTACATCCGCGAGATCGACGACCGCGACGTCCCCGAGCTGCGGACGCTGTCGAAGCACGCGGCGGACATCTGGACTGAGCTGTCGAGAGCCTACACCGGTTACGGCCTGTGGGACACGGCCCGCCGGATGATGGTCGGGGTGATCCTGGTCCACTGGCGGCAGGAGGATGTCGCGTGGGTCTGCAAGATCGACCGCCTCGGGCAAGACTACGGCATCGACGCCGAGCTGGTGAAGCACGTGCAGGTGCTGGTCGCCAACCGAGACGGCTGCCTGTGCTGCATTGCGGGGACTGAGCGGACGGACTTCTTCCGGTCGGTGGGGTTCAAGGCCGCGAAACTGTACCGCAATCGGGAATCGCACCACGACGCGTGGCAGATGACGTGGGACCCCAGGAAGGCGGTGGAAGCATGAGCGCAGAGCAGTTCCAAAACGACCCGTCCAGACTGCCCCAGAACGTGACGGGGTGGATCGAGCTGAACGACGAGCTGCGGGACTCCTTCGAGTTCGAGCACGGTTCGGTCTGGCTGATGGCCGTGCCCGTGTATGACCGCCGCGATCTGAAGTCATGGGACTACGAGCTGCAGGTGATAACCGTCGATTGCGACGGCCCTCTGAGGCTCGAATGCAACGACTCGGATTGGGGTTGGGACTGGTCTGACGTGGCATACATGGCCCCTTTGAGGAAGTGACATGAGCGTTGCCGACAAGATGGCTGATCACTTTGTACCTGAAGTCGACCCTGATCCGGCGGAACCGCGAATGGTGATCTGGTCGACACTGCGGTGTTTGGAGCTGCAAATCGACCAGCACGAAGAGCTGCACAATTCCACCGGCGTGGTCAGTTGGGAGTTGCTCAAACACATGCTTCGCCTGGCCAAACGCCACGCGCACGAGGAGGGCAACAAGATTGGGGCGGCCGAACGGGAAACCGACGAATGGCGGACGCGGGCCGATGAGGCGAACGCGACGCTGCGGGAGACCGAGCAGGAATTGCAGCGGCTGCGGCAGCGGCACGTGGAGGTGCAATCGGAGGAAGTCGCGGCGGCCCGAGCGGAGATCGAGACGCTGCGGAAGCAACTGGCCAACGCTCAGCAAGAGCTGTCCGAGCAGGGGCTGGTGCATGGCGTCGAGCTACAGCGGGAGACGGCAGACGTGCGGCAGCAACTCGACGCGGCACTTGCGGATATCGAGACCCTGCGGAAACAACTTGCGGCGGCACAGCGAGCACTGACACGCAAATTCCAGCGCGCCGTAGAGCAACTCGCCGAACGCAAGGCGGGCACCACTGAGCCCGCCCCGGTGGCCGAGCCCGTCTTCTGCCCGGAGAGCGAGCGGCTACAGGCGTTTGTCGCAAAGGGTTGGGGGGCACGCGACAACTACAAGTGGCCAGATGAACTCGACGCGGGAACCATCCAGCCCACCCCGGTCGCCGAGCCTCTCGACGCGGAGGGTGCGAAGTAATGGCCAAATCAATTCGCGATCAATTCCTGAAAGACGTCGCCCAACACCAAATGGACATCCAATTGGATCAGGGGGCATTCCGGCACGTGGTGTTCAAGCGGCCGGACACAATCCACCAGCTTTTTTCGCTGACCACCACCCCGGGCCGCCTCGTTTTTGGCGGTGACATGGGCTGTTTCGTGTTCGAGCGGACTGAAGACATGTTTGCGTTCTTCAGGCGAGACATGGACCGGTTCGACCCGAACTTTGGCTATTGGCACGAAAAACTGGTGGCCCTCGATCGACATGGGGGATCGATGAGTCCATCTGTCGAAAAATTCCGGGAAAACCTCGAACAGTACATCGAGCAATACGATGATCTGACCGGGGAGGAAATTGGCCAAGTTCGCGAGTTCATCGACGAAGCGGTCACTCTGTTTGAAGACGAGTGTCCCCATGATGCGTACGTCGCTGTGGGGAACTTCGAATTGCGAGACGACCCGTTCTTCACGGACTTCTGGGAAACGTCGAACGACGACTACACCATCCGCTACCAGTGGGCTTGCCACGCGATTCAGTGGGGCGTCGCCCAGTACGACGCGGCGAAACAGGCGGAGGGCGGAGCATGACACTCATTCGAGCGGCGATCCGTCGACTCTGCCAGACAGTCGTCGCGTGGCTGGATCGGACCGAACCCGTGCAATGCACCGGAGTCTCAGCGGTGTGGTGCCCGGTGTGCGGCAATTGCACGTGTGCAGATCGCGAACAGTCGCTCGACGATCCGTGCTGCCCGCTGCACGGTGAGCACAGCAGGCACGCGGAGGGCGGAGCATGAGCGAGCCGGAATTCATCCCGATCGAGGCGGAGACGCTTGTGGGAACCGCCGAAATGGTCGCGCAAATTGCCAGTCTGTTGCACTACGACCAACAAGACGGCAACACGCTAAATTTCACGGGACTGCTGCGGGCAGTGCAGGTGCTAAAAAGGGACTGCGGCTGGGTGGCCCGGCGGGTGCAGGAATTGATAGCCGAGAATCACAAGTTGAAGAAGCAGGCGGAGGGCAACCAGCCATGAGAATCAGCCCCGGACCCTGGACAGCACACCACTTCGAACCGGAATGGATCACTATCATGGCGGCGAACGGGCGGGTGGTCTGCAAAATTCCGAATGAAGGACTGACAGACGATGCGGAACTGATCGAGGTGGTGCCGCAACTGGTGAGCCGCTACTTGGGCACCATGCCGCCCTACATGAGCCTAAGAGAGCTGGTGAACAATGCGAGGGCGATCACATGACAGTTCACCTCGGCAGCGTGATTCAGCGGGCGGAGGAGGGCGGGCAGTGAGCACGCAGAAAACCCTGTTCTTCGAGCCAGAGCCAGAGCCAGAGCCCGAACCGGACTTTCCGCCACCGCGCGACGATGACCCCTCGACATGGTTGATCACAATGGAAGACGACGAACACGGGGCGAGGCCCTGGCGGCGAATCAACGAGACGGAAATCGTCGACTCGAACGGCTTCCCTGTGGCCAAATGCAGCACGGTCCCGAATGCGATGCTGATCGAGGTCGCGGCCGATCTGTACGAGCTGGTCGAGGACTGGAGCTACCGCAACAAATGCCGCTGCGAGAAGCCCGAGTGTCGCAAGTGCGGAGCGGCCCGGATTGTCAAGCAGGTGAGGGGAGAGCAATGACCGCGCCGCAAATCATCAGCCCTGACCAGTGGGTGGTCACCGGCGGCGACGCAAACTACCGCCGGACTTGGTCGGTCACCGTCCGGGCCAGCACGCTGGAGAATGCCGAGCGGGTCGCCTGGCAAACTCCGGGACGCCCGGCGTGGGTCTCGATCCATACTCTGCGGGCCGCCCTGGCGACCGTCCGCAACGATCCTGTGCTGCGCGACATGCTCCGCAGCGGTTACGCGAAAGAGGTGCTCCATGGGTGAGTCGACGAAAATCTCTTGGACCGATCACACGTTCAACCCGTGGATGGGTTGTGAGCGTGTGAGCGAGGGCTGCCGCAACTGTTACGCGGCGACGTTCGTCACGGGTCGGATGGGACTCCAAGTGTGGGGCAAGCAGGCTCCCCGGCAGGTCACGAAAACGCCGTGGCAGCAGGTCCGCACCTGGAACCGCAAGGCGGCCGAAAGCGGCGTTCGCCGCAAGGTGTTCTGCGCCAGCCTCTGCGACATTTTCGAGGATCACCCCACCGCCGACGCGACCCGGCCCCGCGTGTGGGACATGATCCGGGAATGCACGGCGCTCGACTGGCAGATCCTGACCAAGCGCAGCCACCGGATCGCGAGCTGTCTGCCCAGCGACTGGGGCGACGGCTGGCCCCATGTGTGGCTGGGGGTCTCGGTCGAGGACATGCGGGTGGCCTGCCGGGTCGACGACCTGCGGAGCATACCGGCTGCCGTGCGGTTCATCTCGTACGAGCCGGCACTGGGGTCGTTGCAAGGTCTGGACCTGACTGGCATCGATTGGGTGATCTACGGCGGGGAGAGCGGCCCAGGGTATCGCCCGGATAGTGAAGTGTGGGCCTGGCAAATGTACCTCAACTGCCGAGCGTCTGGGGCCGCATTTTTTTACAAACAATCGTCCGGACCCAAACCCGGAACGGGAATCAAACTGCGGGGCCACGTGATTCAGGAGTTCCCATTGCCTCGGCCGGAGGTGACGCGATGATTCCCGAACAGCGTGAACTGAGCGCGATGTTCTTCCTGTTGTTTGTCGCCTGCGCTGTGCTGGTTGCATCCATCCTGAGCTACCGGGTTGACGCTCGCTATGCGGCAGAGCGGAAACGGAAATTTGAGGAGGACATGCAACGCTGGGACGCTGAAAACCGAGCCCGGCGCGAACAGCGGATGCAAGAGGAGCGGATCGAACGCCAGCGCATGGCCGAGGAGGCCCGCGACCTGTCGGAGCGGAACCGGGTCGCGTTGGCCCACATGATCCAGAAACCGGAGGTTCCGTCGTGATCGAATGCACGTTGAGAGAATTCGTCATTGTGGCAACGGCGTTTGTGTTGTGGGTCGTTTTGCCAGCGATTGCCCGATGGGCGGAAGGCGGTGACGAATGACACTGAAAGCAGCCGATCTGTTCTGTGGTGCCGGCGGGACTTCCTGCGGTGCCGAGTCAACCGGGGCCGCGCGAGTTGCGTTTGCCCTGAACCACTGGTCGACTGCGGTCGAGACCCACAGCAGAAACTTCCCCCACGCCAAGCACGTGAACTCGCGGCTGGACCAGACCAGCCCGGGGGAGTGCGGGAAGATCGATCTCCTGTTCGCCTCCCCGGAATGCACACATCACAGCCGAGCCCGAGGCGGTCGCCCCACCAGCGATCAACAGCGGTCTGGGGCGTGGGACGTGATGAAGTGGATTGAGCATCACCGGCCTTCGTGGGTGGTGGTCGAGAACGTCGTGGAGTTCGAGCAGTGGGGGCCGGTCGATGACCGAGGCATCCCGCTGAAGTCTCGCCGGGGGGCGTTCTTCCATGCGTGGATCGCTGCCATCGAGGCGGCCGGGTACGTGGTCGACTGGCGACACCTGAACGCGGCGGACTTTGGCGCGGCGACCAGTCGCAACCGTTTGTTTGTGGTGGCGAGGAAAGGGCGGAGAGCCCCGGTGTTCCCGGAGCCCACCCGCCGCAAGGGAACTGGTCGGACACTCCCAGGCATGGGCCTTCCAAGCTGGCGGACGGCTGCCGAGGTGATCGATTGGAGCCTGCCGTGTCCGTCGATCTTCAGCCGCAAGCGACCTCTGGCGGACAAGACCATTGCCCGGATTGAGGCTGGCCTGCGGCGATTCGTGGGGCCGTTCGTGGCCAGTTGGACGAACACCGAGAGCAGCTCGAACTACGAGTACTCCCCAGATCGCCCCCTGCCGACAGTGTTGACGAAGGCCCACATGGGGCTGGCCGTGCCGTACACGGTCGAGGTGAACCACGGCGGCAATGATTCCCGGACAGCTACGCTCGATGCTCCGATTGGAACGGCGAGCTGCAAGAACGGCCGGGGGCTGGCCCTGCCGTACATCGTGCCGAACTTCGGCGAACGTGACGGCCAGACTCCACGGACCCACGGGGTCGACGTTCCAGCGCCGGCCATCACGGGCCACGGGGCGGGGCAACTGGCGGTGCCGTACATGGTTCGGTCAGCGCACGGCGACAATGGCGGCGATCGCATCCATGAGTTGAAAGCCGCGTTGCCAACTGTGACGACATCGAAAGATTTCGCTTTGGCCGTACCGTTCCTGACCCACTTCTATGGCAACTCCGGGGCGTCGCCCATTTCCGATCCGGTCGACACCATCACCACAGTTGACCGGCACTCACTCGCCGTCGCCAGCCTGGTGAAGACCATGCACGAACTGCACGTCGTCGACGTGGGGTTCCGGATGTTGCAGAACCACGAGCTGGCGGCCGCTCAGGGGTTCCCAGGCGAGTATGTGTTCTGCGGCAGCAAGGCCGACATCACCCGCCAGATCGGCAACTCGGTCTCCCCGCCGGTCGCGGCGGCGATCACCCGAGCAATTGCGGGGGTGGCATGATGGTTCCCGATATCGTGCCCCGGCTGCCAGAATCCATTTGGGTCGTCGGCACCAAAAAGTACGGCGGCTGGATGATCCTCGGCATTGAGTACGACGCCAATTCGGCAGTCATGCTGAAGCGCCACAAAAAACGCGAGGGGATTGAGGCAACGATCGTGCGATACCCGATTGAGGGGCATCGCATTCACAAAAACAACGGCGGCGGCGCTCGTTGAAGAGTTCGTAACACAACAGGAGTCGAGTCGAGTGGAAAACGTCATCCAGTGCCCCCGCGAACAATTGGCCCGAGCATTCCGGGCAATCGAGCCACTGCAAGGCCGGTCGACCATCTCGGCACACGGTCTGGCCGATCTCGTGATCCGCGAGGGCCGACCCGCGCAGCTGATCGCGATGAACGGCGACATGCACGTCTGGCAGGACCTGGAGGCGACCGGCCGACGGGACGGGTCGGTCCTGCTGCCGATCGGCCGGGTCTCGCAGATGCTGAAGGCCCTGACCGGCGAGACGGTCGAGATCGAGATCCGAAAGGCGTCGATCAAGATCAGCGACAAGGACCGGGACAACGGCTACGTCATCGGCTGGACCGAGGACAACTGGCCAGAGCCCCCGACCGACACGGTCGAGCCGACGATCCACATCAACGCGGGCCATTTCCTGACGATGATGGAGCGGGTGTTGTTCGCCTGCGACACCGAGTCGACCAAGTACGCTCTGAGTGGGATCTGCCTGGATGTGGAGGACAATGTCCTGCGGGCCGTCGCGACCGATACGCGGCGGCTGGTGGGCTGTTTCCGGGCCTGCCTGACCACCGGGGAGCGAAAGAGCCCCTCGGTAATCATCCCATTGTCAGCCGTGCGGGTTCTGCAGCGGATGGTTCCGAACACGCCCGCGGACATCAATCTGCACTGGGACGACCGGTCATTCACCGCGATCTGGGACGGTGGCCGCATGCGGTCGAAATCGGTCGACGGCAGGTTCCCCGCGTGGGAGAGCTGCATGCCGGCGCCCGAGTCGATCACCGAGCGGATCGAGCTACCCAGCGCCCCGCTGAAGGCGGCCCTCAACGCGGCCCGGGTGGTCCACAACGCGGAGTCCCACGGGGTCGACCTTCGGTTCCGGAACAACGTGCTGACCGTGATTGCGGAGTCGACCGATGGGAAAGCCTCGATGGAGCTGCCGGTCTGTGCGCAGCAGTCGGAACAGTTCACAATCTCGATCGACCCGAAGTTCGTGCTCGAATGGCTGGCGACCCACCCGGCGACAACGACCATCGTTGCCGAGCTGCAGGACAGCGAAAGCGGGATGGTCCTGCGTCCGCAGGGTGCCGACCAGATGAATGAGTTCAACATTGTCATGCCACTTTCACGGGACCGATGAGCATGCAAACAAAACTGGAAGTGACCTGGACCCGGCCAGCCGAGATTGTCGAGGTGGTCACGTGGAACACCCTGCGGCTGCGGGTTGATGTGGGGTTTCACACCTGGCGGCGAGTGGCTGCCAACCTGACCGACGGCTGGTTCTCCAGTCCGAGCGAATCGGTGGACCTCGTGGAGAAGTGGGTCGAGTCGCACAGCGGGTTCACAGTGCGGACCAAGAAACGCTCCGAGAAACACCGCGATCACGCCGACTACCTGGTGCAGGTGCAGGGGACCAACAACCAGACCGGCGAGCGGGACGATCTGCTTTACGATTTGACTCGGGCGATGCGGCCCCACTCGAAGAATCCCCCCGCGAAGCCCGAGACCCTGGCGGTCGACTGGACGTTCAGTGCCGACATGACCCGCCTGGTCGACGGCGACACGCAGGAGCTGACGGTCGACGCCGGATTCCACACCGACCGAGCTGTCACACTGCGGCTGCTGGGGGTCAACACTCCGGAGGTCAAGGGGGCGAGCCGGCCCGCCGGACTGGCCGCCTCTGAGTTCTCTCGCCTGTGGTACGAGTCCCACGACGATCTGGTGATCCAGACCCGGAAGGACGTGAAGCGGTCGACCGACGCTTTCCGGCGGTACCTGGTCACAGTCCAAGGCCGCAACGTCACCACCAACGTTCGCGAAGACCTCGCCCAGGCGTTGCTGGGGGCCCACCACGCGGTGCCGTTCATGGAGGACAAGTCGCAGTGAACACTGTCGCACGGATGCAGCTCAGGCGAATGTCGCCAGTGAATCTCCCTCAGGTATTGCAGATCGAGGAGGCCAGCTTCGCAACGCATTGGAATCAACACGACTTCGAAAGGGTGATGGCGAACACCGCCCGCCTGTATTCGTGCCGCGTCATCACCGGGGCCATCCCCGGGAAGGTGCTGGCCTATGCAGTGTGGGAGCGGCATGAAGACCACTGGCAACTGCTCAACCTGGCGGTTGACCCAGACCACCGGCGAATGGGGCTGGGGCGGAAAATGATCGAGACGACGGCGAAGCACGGGCTGCCGTTGACCGCCAACGTCGTCGAGACCAACCTCCCGGCACAGATCTGGCTGCGGGAAATCGGCTGGCGTTGCACGATGATCCTGTCCGGGATCTACGCCGACTCCGACCGATCCGCGTACCGATTCGAGAAGCACCATGACTGTGAAGCCTGAGCACGATCCCGAGTGGATCCGGTGGATGAACGGCACCGCGGTCAAGCGTCTGGCGATGGCACACCGCATTCCCGAGATGCAGGCCCAACGGTGGCTCGACACGGCACGGACGGCGTTTCAGGGACGGACCACGGGCCCCGACTATAGGCCCCCACCAACGCAAAATCGGTGACCAGTGTTGTCGTCACTGGTTAAAAACTGTTGCAAAAGACCGACCGGTTTGGCAGACTGAAGCCTTGACCGGTCGGGTTTTTTCATTCTCGCGAGACGCCCCATCATGCAACAGACCATCGTTGCCGCCCTGGAACGGGCGATTCTCAACCTGCTCCCAAAGCTCGAACCGCTGTTGCTTCAGGCCGCGCGGAACGTGGCGGTCGGCATGATCAACGCAGCCAAGTCGCACTCGCTGCCGGACCGGTACAAGTGGGCCGAGCCCATCATCGATCAGGTCGGCGACCAGCTCTTGGCGGCAATCAATCAGCCCTGATGCGATGGACCCCTACGCCGCCTGGCTTGTGGCGCAGGCCACAACGTCGCAGTCGGCAGCGGCTGAAACCCTCGCCCGGTTGATTCTGTCGACCACGGCGGTCGGTCTGCTGATGGGGTTGGTTCTGGTGACGGTGTTTGCGGTTTGGATCTCGGTTCGGCTGAGGAGGATGGAACAGTGTCTCGAACGGATGCGGGAGAACCGCGAGTCGGAGCGGACCCGGTAAACCCGGGGATTCCGCCCGCCTCGATCAGCCTGATGTTGCGGTGGTGGAACTGGCTCTGGGGAACTGAGACGCCAGCCCCCGCGCCGGCACCGCCTCCCGAGCCCCCGCCACCTCGCCCCCCGGAACAGCCCGTCGCCATGCGTGGCGATATGTCTGGCGATGACTGGCCGTCCATCGTGCCATTCCACAGCGAGGGCCCCACCCGTGACTGCTGAACAGAGCATTCACCCGCCGATGCCAAGCGTGGCCCCAGTGCCGGGGGAGGATATCCGGTGGACGACTGCCAAGGCGTTGCTGGGGTGGGCCAGCACCCAAAACCCGCTGGTCGTGCTCTGCCTGATGATGCTGGGCCTCGCGGGGTACATGGCGCACTACTCGATCAACACCGCGATCCCCGCCCACCTGGAGTCGATCCAGAAGGGGTACGAGACGATCCAACACGAGCACGCAAAGGAACGCGAGCGTGCCGACCGCGAGCATCGTCAGCACTACGAGACACTGGCAACACAGATGCAGCAGACGGCCAAAGAGATCCGCGACGTGACCAAAGCGCAGGAGACCCTCATCCGCGAGTTCCTGTTGCCAGCCGGACGCAGGCCCGCGGGCGTCGGATCCCCCCGGGAGGCCGAATGATGGCCACCTTGTTGCAACTGATCGCGTCCCTGGCCCAGTGGGTGATGCTGGCCCTCGGGGGCATCAACGCGACCCGGCTGAGCACACCCGACACGGAGGCCAGCCCCGGGGACTACGCGGCTTACGTTGGGGGGCCCTTGGCAGCGTCAGCGGTGAGCTGGATTGTGCGGCGGCTGACCAAGGCGATGAAGGCACCGGCCGACCCTGCGCCGGCTGCCGTCACTCCGAGCCCCCTCGGGGAGTTCCTGCGGGAGGTGTTCACCGCACCGCCTGGAATTACGGCGACCCCAGCTCCCCCCCTTGCGCCCGGAGCTGCTCCCCTTGTGCCGGTAGCTCCCCCTCTTGCGCCCCCGCCTCCCCCGGCCGACTGGTTGCATGCCGACGCGGGGCGGATCGTTGCTCGACTCACCCAGGAGGGCCGCATCAACGACGCCGAGCGGTTCCTCGGCTTGCTGAAGGAGACCGGCCATGAGTGAGAGAAAACTCGGCCCCGTCGAGCTGGCGGTGTACGTCGTCTGCCTGATGCTGCTCGTGGTTGGCATGTCGCTGTTGTTTGCGGGCTGCGCCCCCGAGGGAGGGACCGCCAAGGCCCGCAAGATTCAACCCCAGGAGCACAGCGACGACCCCAAGCCCCCGGATCCCGAGCCCCAGCGGAAACGGTCGGTGACCCCGGCCGAGTTCCGGTCGCCACAGGCCAAGCGGATCGACGCGGCGTTCGAATCGTACAGGCTGGGGATGGGCAAGGGGTGGCGGGATGCGGCCAATCAACAGCCCCCTGCCAAGTCGTGGGACGAAGCCTATGCCCGCGTGAAACGCAACAACTTCGCCGAGCGGGAGGCAGCGTTTGCCCCGTTCGCGGAGGACCTGGACAAGCTGACCGAGGGGAAGCAGTTCTCGCCCGAGCTGTTCCGCGAGATTGCCGACACCGTCGCCAAGGCCCTGGAGGAGTGACATGAGTCTCGACGCAGTGGCCCCCCTCCCCCCGGGTCTCGGTCTGGGGTGGAACGCGGAGGCCGAACAGCGACACACCCAGGCCCTCTCGCGTCTCGAGCGCCCGCTGGTCTCGGTCTCGGACACCGTCCGTCTCCCCCGCGAGTTGTGTCTGCGTCACTGGATGGAACTGGAGTTTCAGGGGGAGGTCCCCCAGTGTGCTGGAGCGGCGGTCACCCATGCGGCGCAGGCCCATGCGTGGGTGGTCGAGGGGCTCGACACGACCCAGCAGTCAATCGATCTGTCGATGAGCTTCAGTTGGCTGGCGGGCCGTGCTCTCGATGGCACCAGCCCGGCGGAGTACGACGCGGGCGCCACGATCTCGGGCGTGTGCCTCGCGGCCCACACCACGGGCATGGTCACGGAGCAGCAGTTCCCATCGATCAAAGACCGGCGGCAGTGGAACGCCAGACAGCTGGCGGTGCTGAATCCGTCGAGTCTCGGCCAGTACTCGGCAATGCGAATCCGCGGACAAGCCCCGGTGCAATCGGCCGACCATGCGGAAGTGGTCATGGGGACCGGGCAGGGGTTTATCGTGTTCGGCGTGATGTGGAATGAGGGGTGGGCCTCGGTTGGCGACAAACCGATCGAGTCGATTCCCGGGGGTCGCAGTTACGGTGGTCATGCCCTCGCGCTGCTGGGGTACACCCGGACGCACAGCGGGACCCTGTACCTGACGATCGCCAACAGCCACGGCCCGCGGTGGGGCCAGGGTGGATACCAGCGCATCCGGGCCGATCTCTGGTGGCAGATCATGCAGACCAGTCCGTTCGGTGCCCGCGTGCTGAGTGTCACGGATGAATTTTTCATTCGGCCGTTTCGAGGCTGGAAAGGAGTGCAAGGATGAGATCGAGAGCGTGGAGCGTGTACCAAACGGCCATGTACCTCGGGGCGCTGGAGTGGATCTTGCTGGCGGGAATCATCGCGTGGGCCTGCGTGGGCTACTGCGTGACGACCGAGGCCGCTCCCCCATTTTCGATTGCGAGCGAAGAGGCACCACCGATCAGTGGGACGAGGCAAGGAGTCGAACAGGCCACCGGAACGCCGCCACAGGATGTCGCGGTGACGAAGGACCTGCGTCCCCTGATCGTGGTGTACTCGAGCGCGAATTGCCCCGCCTGTGTCAGGTGGTCGACCTGGTGGCGAGAAAACCAGCGGGCCAGTCCGTTTCGGTTTGAGGTGTTGCCGACACCGGGGTGGGTGACCAGCTTCCCGGCGTTCCATTTCCAAAAACAGGATGGAACATGGGCGGTGGTCTATGGATGGAATGGGATCGATCCACTCCGGGCAGCCTGGCAGGCAAACAATCCTCGATGGGAGCCGGGGCCGGTTGACCAGACCGTGGGGGCCCCCGACCTGCAGGAGATCCTGCCTGTGGTGCAGCGGTTCGCGGGGAAGACTGGCAGATTCACGTTCGAGCCGGATTCGCCGGTCGACGCCCAAATCAAGGACGGTCTGACCATCCGGTACCAATCGATCTCCGGCCGCTACGACGCCTCAGGTGAGCGACCGCGGGTTGTGTTTGACCAGCCGGTCCCGTCCGGCACCGTGACGGTCCCCTACACCCTTGGCGCGTGGCGGGTCGGCTACAAGGTCGAGTCGGCCACCCTGGAGCCCGGAGCAGTCGTCGTCGACACCAACCTGAAACGTGTGCGGATCGCCCTGGAGGACTGATGTCGAACCAACCAACCAACACCACCCAGCTCGCGGCGGTCATCCGGCAGGATGCTCCCGAGTCGATCCTGAAGTACGTCACCGAGGAGCAGCTCAACCGGATTGCCGGTCTGGTCGCTCATCACGGGGCGAGAGTCGAGGCGTCCGGCGAGTTCAACGGCAGCGGAACGAACACGGCGCAGGAACGCCGTCGCCAACGCCGAGCCCTGCGGAAGCGGGTGAAGGCCGACACCGTCGGATTCGGGATCGGGTCGGTCGTGCTGATGGCGGTCATCTCGTGGTGCGTGCAGCGGTTCCTCGACTGGTGCTGGACCAACCGGGACCGGGCTCAGGCCTGCGCCGCGATCGGGCAGCAGCTTCCTCCATGGGGCGACGAGGACCGGGCCGCTGTGGCAGCGGTCGGAACCGACGACGATGACGGTGATTGATGGCGATGCCGATGGACTTCTGCGTGGTGTTGATCCCCCCGAGCGGCAAGGGCCGTGTGTACGAGGAGATCAGCACCAGCGCGTGGACGATCGCGGCCAACCTCGCACTGCTGGAGCACCCGGGGCACACCGTCGAGACGATCTACGAGCACTCGGTCAGCCCTGTGGGGCAGTGCGCGATTTGCGGCCAGTGGCAGCAGCAGTTTTCCGACGCCCGACGGAGGATCTGCCGTGACTGCCGGTGAGACGCAGACCGTAGTACTCCGCGATCCGCTCGCAGATTTCGGCAGACGGCCGGGTCGACGGCTTGTAGGCGAGTCGGCAGAGGACCGGGTAGGAGACCCCAATCAGTTTGGCCAGGCCGTTGAACGACTGCCCCCCAATTTTGGGATCCAGACTGTCCGCCAAGGCCTGCAGCAGGGGGCCCATGATCGGTCCGGTCTGCAATCGCATTTCATGCAAGGTCTCGTCATCAAGGGCGGAAACGGGGCCGGTGTGAAGAACGCGGGGCATCAAATCTCCTGTGTGCAATTGAACGAGCCCGAATAATTGTACGGCCACAACCCCGAAACGCAACATGCCTAAACCGACCGCCCAAGAAATCTCCCGCCGAGTGAATGAAATCTGCGAGATGATGCGCGGTGGGTGTACCCTCGGGCAGATTCGCCAGCATCTGAAGAAGGCGTACAGGATCACCACCCGTTCATGCGACAGATACCTGTCTCGCGCGCGAGCTCGAATCTACCACGCCACCAAGCGGACCGATGACGATCTGCGTGCTGAGTCGCTGGCGTTCTACGAGGGGGTGCGGGCGGACCTCGACCAGCACATCCAGTGGCGGCTGAAGGCACAGGAGCGGCTGGATTCCCTGATGGCCCTGGACAAACCGAAGAAGGTCGCCCTCACCGACGCGAACGGCGGGCCCGCGACGATACGGCTTCAGGCGGACCAGTTGGAGAAGACCGATCCAGATGTGTTGGCTCAGCTCTCGGCGGCGTTCGATCAGTTGCAGAAAATCGGAGTGGAACAGGCCGCCGGGGAGCAGGGCTGATGGCCACGACGGCGCTGTCACCCCAGCAGATTCAGGAGTTGGCCCCGCAACTGGCAGGAGCCAAGCTGGCTCACGTGCGGAACCTCGCACGGCAGGGAGACGTTCTGCCGTTCATCGCGTTCCAGTGGCCTGGTGTGCTGCTCGATGACTTCCAGCGCGACGCAATCGCCAGTCTGTTCGATCCGACGATGAAGCGAGTGTTCCTCAAGGGCAACACCGGTTGTGGCAAGTCGTGCATCGCGGGCCTGTCGGTTTGCATCTGGTTTTCGATCTGGCCGGACGCGAAGGCGATCCTCACGAGCAGCACGTTCGACCATGCGTCGGGCGTGCTCTTCGCCGAGGTCGCCCAGTGGTACAAGTCCATGCGGGTCCCCCCCGGTGACAAACTGTGGGCGGCAGGCATTGGGGACGCGGCGGACCAAAGGTATGTCGAAGTGATCAACCCCGGAAACGACGAGGCGTTCTCGGGTCGTCACGGTGAGCATGTGCTGTTCGTGTTCGACGAGGCGACCGGCATCCCTGACAGCAAATGGAGGCTGTCGAAGACGCAGTACACGAAGTTCCTCGCCCAGGCGAACCCTCGAACTCTGTCGGGGGCCTTCCGGCAGGCATTCCCTCTCGATGATCCCGATTCCTGCGTGACCCGGCTGACCCCCGAGGGGAAGTCGCGGTTCATCACGATCTCGGGGCAGGACTGCATGAACGTCCGGCTCAAGCGGCTGGACACACCCCTCGCTCCGCCGGGAGGCGTGGAGGCCGAGGGCCGGCGCTACCAGCACGGGGAGACGATCCCGCCCGAGGTGTACCAGCAGCATTTCCGGCCGATCATCCCCGGCCAAATCTGCTACGACCAGTTTCTCTCGCTGTGTGCGACCGCGGATCCCCGGTGGGTCGGCGTGTTTGCCCATGGTCGGTTCCCGTCGGAGAACCCAGACACCCAGCTGGTCTTGGCGAGCTGGCTGCGGCGTGCGTACGACGCATGGGGGCGATACAGCCAGCTCTGCGAGCGGATCGCAGGGCGGCCCGGCCTGGTGCGTCTGCTGCGGCGTCTGATCCCGGTGACGGCGTTCGGTCTCGACGTGGCGGCCAGTTCGCACGGGGACGCCTCAGTCCTGACCGCCGGGGCCAATCGCGGCATCCTGCGGCAGCATGTCACCCGCTACGCCTCGACGATGGACACGGTGGGTTGGGTGATCCGCACCGCCAAGACCGAGCACGGCGTTGATCTGACCACAGGGGAGGTCCCTGTCGCGGTGGACGTCGACGGTCTGGGGAAGGGGGTCGCGGATCGCCTGCGAGAGCAGCGGGTGCGGGTCATCGAGTGCCGGGGGAACGATTCCCCGAGCGACCCGAAACGGTTCGCCAACCGTCGCGCCGAGCGGTACTCGGACATTGGCGACCGGCTCAACCCCGAGGGGCCACTGGGGACCACCGTCTTCTGGCTCCCCGAGGATCCCGAGCTGGGGCAAGAGCTGTGTGCGGTCGAGCGGGTGTATCAGGGGTCGGACGGATTCAAGTTCGCGGTGACCCCCAAGCGGAAGGCCCCCGGCAGCAGCTACGAGGGGCCGACGGTGGAGGGGAAGATCGGCCGGTCTCCGGATAAGGGGGACTCGGCCGCCTATTGCCTGGAGGCCATCCTTCACGCGGGTCGTGGGAACCTGGTGGGGTGGCTCGATGTTCTCGGGTGAGGAGCGGCGGAGCATGGCGGTGATTCATGACGACTACGGGAATCAGGTGGTGCACATCTCGCACCGCCAGACGGTGTATCACGTGAGCCTCGCGGGCGACCAAGAGTCGGCCGTCTGTCTGGAGACCAGCCAGCGGGTGGAGGGCCGCAGCCGGGCCGAGTGCCTGCAGAAGATGGCGGCGTTGATTGACCAGCGTCCGTGCAGCAGTCTGGGGGTGTGCGGATGACTGGCGTTCCTGCCGCGTTGCGCGGCCCAAAAGAACTACTGCGGGGGCAACGGCACCTCCCCGAGGATCTGCGGCAGTCGGTCGTGTTGCTCACGTTCCGCGAGCCCCTGCCGCGGTACGTGGTGTCCCAGTTCCTGCGGATCCATCTGCAGCGGGTGCAGCTCGAACGCGGCGAGGCGTCGGCCTACTTGCCGGAGGTGTTCCAACCACATCGTGTCGGGCCCAAGCCCTGCCCGAAGTGCGGCAACATCATGCACCCCATGAGCGAATCATGGTCGAAGTGCGCCAACCCGGCGTGTGAGCTGTTTACCAAACGGGTCATGCACGGCCCCCTGATCGGCGTGGTCAACGTGCTGACCTGGACCGACTCGGTCGTCGGCCACACGGCGACCGGCGAAGAGCTGGTGAAGAACTGCGGGCTGGTCATGGATCGGCGGTACGACGAAACGACACTGGCGGCGGTCTACCGCACTGCCGAGGCCCTCGCGGAATTTCTGGAGCGCCCCCTTGCAAACCCTGCGTAAGCGAATCTGGACGTGGTGGCACACCCGCCGGCGGCTGTGTGAAGAGCTGGCCGTCGAGCGGCAGCGGTGCCGACTACTGGAGGAGGAGATCGACCACCTGCGGCGGATCCTCACACTGCACACGGACCGGGTCGACTGTGACACCTGGCACCAACGTGCGTGGGGGGCCCAGGCCAAACTCACCGTGCAGGATCTGTCACAGCGTTGAATCAATCTCGCACCAGTGTTGGCAAAACTGTATCCTGAGCCCACCCAGTCCCAGGAGTGACCGCGATGCCCAGCTTCCTCGACACCTTCCAGCCGTTCCCGGCCGTCGCCCAGGCTGCGCCCGCCTCCCCGGTGCTGACGGCCCTGACGACCCTCGACCCCGTGCAGCGGAACATCCGCAACACGATCCGCACGGCCCGGGAGCAGGTGTTTCACTTCACCGAGTGGAACTATGTGTCGATTGACTGGCTGGCGTGGCGGTTCTCGCAGCTCTGCCCGTACTTCGGGTCGGTCTCCGCCCCCCGGACTCGGCAGCGTTTCAGTTTGAGTGAACTGCAACACCTGCGGCAACACTACCCCCGGGTCATGCGGCAGGCGATGGCGTACGGGCACGACACCCCCGAGCCCCTGGAGGCGTCGCACCCCATCGTCCAGCTGTTCGAGAACGTCAACCAGATCGACTGGTATCAGGCATTCGCGTACGAGCTGATGATGTGGCTGGAGTTGACCGGCCGGTGTTACATCTGGATGACCAACTCGGCTGTTCCGTCGCGGAACGGGCGAGGGTACATCCCGGCCGAGATGCACATCGTGCCGACCACCTGGATTGAGCCGTACGTCGACAAACCCGGCATGCCCCAGACCGGTTGGGTGATCACGCCTGAGGGGGATTACACCCGCAGGGAAATTGTCGCGCTCGAGGATGTGGAGTTCCTGCGGTACAAGTCCCCGCTCTCGAAATGGGACGGCTTCTCGCCATTGCAGGGCGGATCGCGGTGGACCGAAAATGCCGAGTCGATCGAGATGTCCCGCCAGATGCAATTCCGCAACGGCGGCAACCCTGATGTGCTGGTCGAGCTGGACGGCGAGGTCCACAGCAACCCGAGCCGCGAAGTGATCGACCGGGTCAAGGAAATGGTCATGCAGCGGACCAGCGGTCTGCGGCGGACCGGCGAGCCCCTGATCAGCCCACCCGGGATGAAGTACTCGAAGTGGAGCAACACCCCCCGGGAGATGGACTACGAGACGTCCGCGACCCAGGCCCGGGACGCGGTGTTGGCTCTGCGTGGGACTCCCAAGGTGTTGTTCGGCATCACCGAGGACGTCAACCGCGCCAGCATCGAGGGGGCGAACATCATCGCGGGGCAGAACCTCGACCCGAAGGCGGCCTACATTGCGGGGTTCTTTCATGAGCGGATTCTGTCGCGGTTCGGGCAGGGGTTCTGCATGTGGTTCGATTCGGCGGTGCCGAAGGACGCGGCTGAAAAGCGAGCCGAGCAACAGTTTCAGTTTGCGTGCGGGGCGCTCTCGCCGGATGAGATTCGCATCGCGGCGGGGATGGAGCCGTTCGAAAGTCCGGCATCCCAGTCCGGCTACCTCCCGAGCGGCCTGATGCCACTCGACCCCGAGGCGATGCCTGAGCCGCCGCCCGATGAGCCCGGGGCCGACACCGGGGAAGACCCGCCCGAGGATCCTGAGGACACCGAGGACACTGACCCCCAGGAGGATGCGTGATCGCTCTCCGCAGCATCCGCCAGCGTGCTCAGGCCAAGGCTGTGGCCGACCGGCACGCCCTGTTCCTGCGGCAGCATGCCCGGCAGGAACGCCGGGTCCAGATCGACATGCAGCGGTGGCGGGCCCCAATCCTCGACCGCATCGCGACAACGCTCGAGAACTGGCCGAACAGCAACCCGGTGGCGGGCCTGGTATGGCAGCCGACTGCCGAGGATGAGCGGTCATTCCGGGCGATGATCCGCCGGGCTCTGGTCCGGATGCAACTGGCGGGGGCGTCCCTCGAATCGCAGTACCTCGACACGGCTCTGGGGCGGGACCAGTCCAAGCAATCGTGGCGCCAGCTTCAGGGGCGGTTTCGCTCCGAGCGGCAGATTGCCCCGGTGACCCCCGTTGGCAACGAGCTGGACCCGGACGACATCTACATCGAGTTCAGCCCCGAGATGCGGACGGCCGTTGACACCTGGACCTCCGCGCGGGAGGTGGGTCTCTGGCAGAAGATCCAGTCGGGGACCTCGCGGGCCTTGTCCAAGGCGATCTCCACCGGACTTGCCGAGGGATTGTCGATCGATGACCTGATGAAGGCGGTCATGGCAGAGATCACCGAATACGACAAGGTGCAGGCCCGCCGCGTGGCCCGCACTGAGGCGACTGGGGCGATGAATCACGGTGCCTACCTGGAGCAGGTGGATGCCGAGGTCCCGTTCCGCGAGTGGCTGCGAACGATCGATCTGAGAACCCGCGGATTCAATCCCGACAAAAAAGAGAAGTTCAACCACTACAACGCAAATCAGGTTGTGCCCGCCACAGAGCCGTTTGTGGTCAGCGGCGAGCGGATGAACTACCCCGGGGACACGACGTTCGGGGCCAGTGCCGGGAACGTGATCAACTGCCGGTGCAGTTGTGCGGCCAATTTCGACGGGCCGAGAAAGGCCCGAAAGAAAGAATCTCCCGGAAGCACAAAGCCGCCAGAACAACCTCCCAGTGCCGAAGTTACGGAAGCCAAGCCGGTTGAAAAGAAAACCCTGCGCGAACGCATTGATTCCGCGATTAGCAGCGACAGAAATAAACAGATGAGGGATGACCTGCGGGGAATTCACATCGCTTACGAGCCGCGAATCAAAAAAGCAAAGGACACTTACGAGAAGGCTGCAGATGCATATGAGCAATTGGCCAAAGAGTTCAAGGGAATCGCTTTGTCGCCAGAGGTGTTTACAGATGCTGGCAGGCAAAAGAAAAACATTATGTGGGATAAACTGAAAGCCCAAGAGCCAAAGCTCGAAAGACTGCGGAATAAGTATAAAGAGGAGGTCGAGAAAAGACGGATGGCAATGCACGATGTGCTCGGAAGAGGTTCGAAATCCCCATTTTCATTGGACTTCGGCTTGAAGAATCCCGACGCAATTGCAACAGCAGCAAGCCACATTGAGTCGGCTCAAAGAAAGGTTCTGTATCCACCATCGGACACCTTTGTATCTAAAACACAAAAGGCTGACGAATTCCTTGCTCGCTTTTGGTCTCGCGACGACCTCGCCAATAGGGCGTATGCCATACAATTGCAAAACGGAAACCGTGCGTGTGCATACCGTGGGGCAGCATTTGCAACGGATCAGAATGACATTTCCATATTCGTTCACGAATTTGGCCATGTGATCGAACACACCGACAAGGAAGTCATGGCGTTGTGTCGGGAGTATGTCGAATCCCGGATTACAAAAGCGTCGACGCGAGACTATCTGCTGACGGATTTGTTTCCAGATTCCGGGTTCGACGCAGACGAGATTGGAAACGCGGACGACTTCTTTAAGCTGTTTGGCCAACATGGTGCGGATCCATACTATGTTGGAAAACGATACGCTGACGGGCAAAACGAACTGTTGTCTATGACACTGCAGTACCTATATGCTGATCCACATGCGGTCGCCACGAAGGATTTCGAGCTTTTCTCATTTGTCATGTCAATGGCGGAGGGAACCCTGTGAGAGCGTTAACTCTGAGCAAGGACCTAGACGTCGTCGCGACGTTGTCCGACCAATGCGTATGGACATGCGACGCTATTCCGGAAATGGCAACTTTACTGAATAATTTTACGGCGCGGGTCGTAGAGAATTTGTCTCCATCCGACGGAGATCCACCTTCGGTAGTGCTTGCCTTGGCTGCACAGCATTTTGCGCCTGCCACGGCACAGCACCAACAAGTCCCACCAATCGCAACGGGTGTTACCCCATAGGACAGCGATGAGCACAATTTTTCGTGTGACCTACCAGCAGCGCACCAGCCCCCAGTTGCACTCCGCCAGCGTGCTGTGCCAGTCGAGAGATCTGGACGCCGTCGCGTTGACCGGTATTCTGGGAGCCCTGGTCGCCAAGACAGGTCTTGACCAGTCCGACATTCACATCAGCGGCATCGACCGCCTTGACGAGGTCCTGGAGGCCCACCATGAGCAACACCGACCTGATTCAACTGACCCCCAGCCAGCTCAAGGGCCTGCTGCGTCGGGAACGCCGAGTGGGCAGCCGTCAGCGCCAGCGAGCCCCGCAGCCGGGCCAGCCCCTGCCCGTGCCCCAGGGGGGAATCCGTCTCGCAAATCCTCTGGGCGTTGACGCCTGGCAGGATGAAGACACCGTCGAGGCGTGGAGCTACGAAGCTCAGGCACTCGACGGGCGGGAGGTGCTCGACGTGCTGGCCACCACCAGCCCCGGCTGCCTGACCCAGACCGGCTACCCGTTCTCCGCCTGTCAGGCGGCGAGCGTGAAGGCCAAGGACCCCAGCAAGATGTCGGCGACGTTTGCCGTGGTCACCCGTGGGAAGGCCCCCAACCGGCACGGCAACATGGTGCAGATTGCCGAGGGCCCGAACGGCCGCGGCATGACCATCGACGACTGGGCGGCCAACCCGGTGGTGCTGTTCGATCACGGCATGGGGCTCTCGATGCCCATTGGCACGGCCATGCGTGACGGCGAGCTGTACTGGCGGGCCTCGAAGAATCAGGCGGTCAGCACGGTGTTTTTCTCGCAGTCTCTCCCCGAGGCGGCGGCGATCTACGCCCTGATTGACGAGGGAATTCTTCGCGCGGCCTCCGTGCAGTTCATCCCCACCAAGGCAATGCGGCTGAACATGAAGAACGACAAGCTCCCGGACGGGGTGCAGTCGCTCGACTACGCCGGGTACGACTTCGTTGAGAGCCAGCTTCTGGAATGGTCGGTCGTGGCGATCCCGGCCGACCCGGGAGCCCTGAAGAAGTCGCTCGATGCGGGTAAGGTCGCTGGGCAGAAGATCGGCGCAGGTCTGAAGTGGGCTCTCGCCCAACGGCTGGCCCCGACTCCCGCGCAGGGGATCGGCGTGACCTTCGACAAGGCCGAACCCGCCGCGACTGAAAATGGCGAAACTGTTCGCCATTCCCAAACCAGTGTTGACAGCACTGGGGATAAATCTACCCTTGCTCCATCTGTGGTGGTCGACGCGATCGACTACCGCGAGTTGGCTGGCAAGGTTCGCCAGTCACTGTCCCAGCCAGAGCCGACGATCGACGCGGCGGCAGTGGTGAAGGAAGTGCAGTCAGTGCTCGGAGGTCTGACAGTCGTCGCTCAGGGACAGCAGTCCCTGGCCAAACGGCTGGCCCAGATCGCCGGACACTGAAAAACCCGTTTCAGTTTTCCCATTGGCCCATAACTAGGGCCCGGAGAAACACCATGAGTCTCGCGACTGCCGCCGCTCCGGCCCCCGAAGCGGCCACTCCCGCCAGCAATGGACAGGCGGAACTGTTGTCCGCGATTCGGCAGACGGTGTCTGACCAAATCGCTCCCATCCAGCAGGCCCACGCGGCTCTGCAGACGCAGGTCGAGAGCCTGCTGAAGCCCACGCCCCAGGCCCAGTCGGCCGCATCGAGCCTGTTCGGTGCTCCGGGGGCTGCCCCTGGAATCCGACAGGGTGAAGACCCGCTGGGGTCCCGTGGCTACTCGTTCGCCAAGGCGGCTGCCCTCCGGCAGAACGCCATCAGCCGCGATCAATGCAAGGTCGAGCTGCAGATGCACGACTTGCTGTCGACCGTGATGCGGCAGCAGGGGTTCGTGCCGGATGCGGGCGATTCGATTCTGGTTCCGCTGTGGATCGATGGCATTCCCGGCCTCTCGACCACTCAACGGGCTGAGGTGCGGGCGACGATTCAGCAGGGCGTGCATGGCCTCGACATGGACCATGTGCGACAGGTGGCCAGGGCTGCGGCCATTCGACAGGGCCTGTCGCAGTACGACGACACCGGTCTCGGCGTGCTGCTCGGCCCCACCACGATGGGTGACCTGGTCGATCTGATCCGGGCGAAGGAAGTCTTCAGCCGCGCCGGGTCGACTCAGCTGGCTCTGCCGCCCAACGGTCGGCTGCGGTTCCCCCGCCAGACCGGTGCGACCACCGCGTACTGGGTGGGCGAGTCGGGCACGGTCACGTCGAGCGAGCCCACTTCGGGCGACATCGACATGATCGCCAAGAAGCTGGCCACGCTGGTCAAGCTGCCGAACGAGTTGCTGCGGTTCGGCAACCCGTCGGTCGAGGCGTTCGTCCGCAACGACATGGCCCGTGTCATGGCTCTGGCGGCGGACGCGGCGTTCCTGGTTGGTCCGGGGTCGACCGTTCGGCCCAAGGGCTTGCTCTCGTACGCTGGCGTGCAGTCGCACACCGCGAGCACGGTCGGCACCGACGGCAACACGTTCGAGCCCGAGGACGTCAACCTCATGCTCGGCAAGTTGCAGGAAGCCAACCACGACACCGACGGTCTTGGCGCGGCGTGGGTCATGCGTCCCCTGATGCGGGCCGGGCTCAGCAATCGCCGGGCGTCGGTCTACAACGGGACCACAGTCGTCGCCAAGGGCGAGTTCCTGTTCGACATGGACCGCGGTGCTCAGCAGAACGGCATGCAGGGTCGGCTGTCGGGCTCCCCGATCGTCACGTCGACGCAGGTGCCGAACAACCGCACCAAGGGTTCCGGCACCACCCTCACGCAGATCCTGTGTGGTGTGTTCGCGCATCACATGATCGGCCGTGTGGGCGTGGCGGAGTTCGCCACCTCGACCCAAGGCGACACGCCGTTCACGACCGACCAGACCTGGATGCGGGTCATCCAGCATATGGACGCCGGTCTCCGGTATGAGGATGCGTTCATCCAGTGCGACCAGATCATCAACGGCTGATCGCGGTCTGACGCCTGACGCCTGATTTCTTCACACACCATTTGCCCTGAGGGGATTGAACCATGAGTGTTTCGTTTGATGCACGCAACCAGCTGGGGGGAGGCCCCAGCCAACTGCCGGGGAGTACTGCCCTGTCCGGCACGACTGCCGCCAACGGCAGCTCGGTCGACTGTGACCTGATCGACGGGCCGATCACCCTGTTCGTGTTCACCGGGACGGCCACCGGATCGCCGACCAGCTTTTCTGTGGCTGCCAAGCTGCAGGAGAGCGACGACGGGTCGAGCGGCTGGACCGATTTGGCCACGCAGGAAACCCTGTCGATGACCTCCGGCGGGTCTCGCGGTGCTCTGCGGGGAATCCGCACCAAGCGGTATTGCCGCAGCGTGCTGACCCCGGCGTTCGTCGGCGGATCGTCGCCGACGGTGCCGACCACCAGTTTTGTGACCGGAAACCTGCGGCGGACCTGATCCGTCGAGAGTCTTCTGTTTGCCCGCACCGGCCCGGGCTGTGGTGAGTGCCGCAGCCCGGGCCGTCTTTTAGGAATCCTCGATGCCTCGCACACTCGAACAAATCGACACGGCACTGACTGCCCTGCAAGGCACCGTCAACACACTGGCTGGCACGGTGGCGCAGCTCAACCGATCAGTGACGACACTGACCACCGATCTGAACGGGCTCCGAAACGGGCTGGCGACGGTCCCCGCCCCAGCGACCTCACTGGCCAAGGCTGCCGCCAGCCTGGAGGCCATCCACGGGCACCTGGCCCCGCTGGCTGACCATGCCAAGGCGATCCTCAAGGTGCAAGCCGGTTCGATGGGGGTTGGCTGATGAACAACGGATATCTCCTTGTCCCCGGACGTGCCTGGCCAGTTGGTGTGGAGTTCCCCTCAGCTGCGGTCTTGGTGCCGGAGGGGACAACCAACATTCGTTTTTCGCTGGTGTCCTACCAGCCGACTCGCGAAAGGCCGCAATTTGGCGGCCGAATGCAGGCGCTGTGGACCGATGCGACGAAGAGCCGCCTTGCTCGCGCTGGAGTGTGGCAGCTCTTACCCCGCGACGCATGGGACCCGATTGAGCTGGCGGAAGGCTTGCCCAAAGCGGGCCACGAGGTGGGTCAAGCCAACGGAATCGTCCCCCACAACGTTGGGGCGTTCGAATACGACCCGCGAGACAGTCCGGCTGTCGATGGAAACGACCGTCCCGAGTGGGCTACCCACGCTCTGGTGATCTACGAGCTGTGGGGCGGGAACAACGGCAGTGAGGTGCATGTTTCCGTGGTGGCGGAGGCATTTGCGGCACAGCCGGGCGGCGAGATGACTCCGCTGGAGTTTTCCTGATGCCGATTGTCCAGACCAAGGTCCAAGCGATCACCAGCTCGTCCAACAGCCATCAGGTGCAGTTCGCCGCCCCTGTAACGCTGGGCAACTGGGTGGTGATCATTTGGAGACAGTTCACCACCGGCAGAACTCCTGGCGTGCCGTCTCCTGCGGCAGGCACGTGGAGCGGTGTGCAGGACTTTCTGGCGACCCCCGGCGGGACATCTGGCCGAATCTATTGCTGGTCCGCTCAGCAGACTGGGGCGGCGACCGACACGTACACGATCACGATTTCCGGGGGGCTCACCGGCCTCGGGGGAATTGTGGCCTACGAGCTGTCTGGGGTCGACGTGACCGGCACGCCACGGGGCGCACGCGGTACGCAAACCCTATCAAGTACGACCTCCTGGAATCTGATCGCGTCCCCCGGGATCTCTCTCACCAGTGGGGACGTCATCATCGGGGCGGCTGGCGTTGACGCCGCCTCATGGGGCACCCTGACGGCCCCGAGCGGATTCGACACTGAGCACAGCTCGACGGTGTCACCGTGGACGTCGACGTGGGTCGGTGACCGCACGACTGCGGGCAGCGGCATCACGGGGGCGGCCAGCAACACGACGAGCCGGGTAATCTACACCGGGTATCAGGTCTACCTGCAGGCATCATCCGGCACATCGATCTCGGTGTCCGACTCCGGCAGCGGCTCGGACGCCGCGCCGTCGATCTCGTGCAGCCTGTCGCAAGAGGAAACCAGTTCAGGCACTGACGGAAGCCCCTCAATCTCGTGCAGCTTGTCCCAGGCCGACAGCGGGGCGGGGCTCGATTCTGCTCCGTCGTGCTCCGTCTCGCTGTCCCTCCTGGAGTCGTCGCAGGCGTCGGATTTTCTCGGCACTCTCGATGTGCTGCTGGCGGCGATCACCGACAGCGGAAGCGGTTCGGACTTCGTCGCCCAGATCCAGCAAGGGATTCTGATTGCGATCGCGGAGGCTGGTCTCGGGACCGACGCGATCACCAATCTGGCCTGTTCGTTGTCGACCGCGGACGACTGCACCGGGGCAGATGAGGCGGCGGTGTCCGTCCAGTTGCAACAGATCCTCGACGCCTGTGTGGGCTCGGACACCGTCGAGTGTGCCGCCAGCCTGTCGCTGATCGAAACCGCCGCGGGTGTCGAGGCGGTCGCCTGCTCCGTGCAGCTCTCCCTGTCGGACTCAGCCACGGGGCTCGACCTGCTGACCAGTTTGGCGGCTGTCATCGCCATCGCGGAGCAATGCAACGGGATCGACACGATCAACGTGCAGACCGGTAGCGCCAGCTCTGGCCGGGTCGCCACGATCTCATTCACCGCGCAGGCCAAGTCTGCGGCGTTCGCACCTGCCGCCAAGTCCGCCACTTTCACCCCCACCACCTGAGGAAACCATGACGCTCCTGAAAGAACTGATCCGGCGACTTGCCAAGCACATGGAGGTTGCCGGTTCGCTGGCCCGGGCGGCCCTGCTGCGGGAACGATTCCGGTACCGCACGGAATGGACCATCACGAAGTACGCCAGCGACGCGGACTTCGCGGAGGGCCGCGCTTACGAGGTGTGTCCGCTCCCGGGGAACGTCCTGGTGAACGGCGGTCTGCAGCTCATGATCGATCTGCTGATCGGGGCCGGGGGAACGGTCTACAGCAACGCCAACGCCTATCTGGGGGTCGGTGACAGCTCGACGGCCGAGGGGGCCAGCCAGACCGATCTGCAGGCCACCACCAACAAGCTGCGCAAGGCCATGTCGGCGAGCTACCCGGCGCGCTCCAGCCAGACCGTGACGTTCCGGGCGGCGTTCGGTTCGAGCGATGCCAACCATGCGTGGAATGAGTTCGCTGTTTTCAACGCCTCGACAGCCGGCACCATGCTGAACCGCAAGGTCAGCTCCCAAGGGACCAAGGCCAGCGGCCAGACCTGGACCCTCGACCTCGCCATCACGTTTTCCTGATCGGATCTCCCCATGTGGACCGTCAACCAGAATGACAGCTTCCGAATCCCGGTCTCGTTCAAGGACGAAGCCGGGGTCGCGGTCGCCCCCACGTCGATCTCCTACACGATCCTCGACGTGGAGACTGGGACCACGGTCCGCGCGGCGACTCCGGTCACTCCCGCGGCGTCCTCGATCACGATCACCCTGACCTTCGACGACACCGCCCTGGTCGGCTCGGGGCGGAGGTCAGAGGAACGCCTCCTGCGGGTGACTGCGGTCTACGGCACGGATGCGGCTGGTGACCCGATCCAGAAGACTGACGAGTATGCGTTCCTGGTAGTCAAGCTGGGGCTCACGACTCTGTCGCGGCTCAAGCTGGCTCTCGGGAAGTCGGTGACCGACACCAGCGAAGATGACAAGCTCCTGACTCTGCTCGATGCGGCGGAGGCAACGGTCGCCCGCTACCTCAACCGGAACCTGCTGCAGGCGACCTACACCGAGTACTTCGACGGCATGGGGCGTCCGACGCTGGTCCTCTCGCATCGTCCGGTGGTCTCGGTGACTGGGGTCTGGGTCGACCCGGTCGGGTACTACGGCCAGTCTGCTGGCGGGTTCGCGGCCTCGACCGCACTCACCCAGGGGCAGGACTGGGCGTTGATGGCTCCCGGGACCAACGAGAAGAACCCCGGGACCCTCAAGATGCTCTCCGCCCTGTGGGACGGCACCGGCCTGTCCAATTGGCCCCAGGGGCAGGGGAACATCAAGGTGACGTACGTCGCGGGATACACCCAAGTCCCGGCCGATGTGTCTCAGGCGGTGGCGATGATCGTCGGCCAGATGATCGCCCAGGCGGGGAACGGTCTCCCGATGCAGTCCGAGACGCTCGGCGAGTACTCGTACACCCTGTTGACCGGGGAGCCTGGCCAAATGATGGCGGGGGCGCGGCAACTGCTCAACGCCTATCGTGAGGTGGTCGTATGAGCCTCCAGAGCCTGCTCTCCCAGACCTGCACGATCCGCCGGGCATCGGTCTCGGTCGGGGCGACCGGCATCCCCTCGGTCACGTACACCGATCTGGAGACCGGCGTGCGGTGTCTGCTGCAGGCAAAGGCGGGCCGCGCTCCCAACTCTGCGATGGGGCTCGACTTCGTGTTCGACGCGGTGCTGTTTGTCGGGCCAGACACGGATCTCCAACCGGGCCAGAACGACGGCATCCACCCGGATCAGGTGGTCATCGGCGCGGCGACCTACACCGTGCAGGCGGTGATCGACCGGTCGGGGAAGCTCAACCACAAGACAGCCTATCTCAAGGGCTTCCGGCCCGTGGCAGGAGCGTGAAGCATGCAAGTCACTCTCAATGGCCTGGACCGAGATATGAAGACCTTCACCGAGGCTCTGCAGTTCTGGTCGGCCGAGACCCAGAAGCGGTTTCTGGTGGCCAACAAGCAGGCGGGGCAGTACTGGGTGGCCGAGGCGAAAAAGCGGGTGCCGGTCGATGAGGGGCGACTCAGGTCGTCGCTGCGGACCAACACCTACATCGACGGTGACGGGGTGATCGTCACCGAGGTCGGCAGCAACGTCGAGTACTCGAAACACCTCGAGTTCGGCACCAAGTGGATTGCCGGAGGGGCCGTGAAGGAACTCGGGCTGCGCCCCGACATCACGGACACCCAGGCGATCCACGATTGGCCAGCGAAGGACGCTGAGGCCACTGACGCCACATCCGCCATGATCGATTCGCGCGGGCGTCGACGAACAAAAGGCGGTCAGTTCGCGTCTGTGCAGGAACAGATGCCCTACCTGCGGCCCGCCTTCATGAAGATCCGGCAGTGGGTGATAGACCGATTCAACGCGGCGCTCGAGCCCCCGGACCCGAAGAACTGACATGCCACCCCAGAACCTCACCGAGATCTACCAGACCCTCCGCACGGCGATTGTCGGCAACGCGGGGGTGACGGCCCTGCTGTCGGCAGCGGATGCCGTGTATCAGGAGGGGGCTGCCGATGTGCGGATTGTGGCGCCGGCGATCATCATTCGGATCATGTCCGAGGGGCGGCAGATCCAGATTGATGGACAGGGCAAATTCCGGCCGGCGCTGCGGATCACCATCATGGCTCAGCAGACTGACCGGTGCCGTGCGATCGAAGCGGCGCTGCAGTCCGTCCTGGATATTCCCCGCACGGTCTCCACCGCCCTGGTGGGGGCCACGATGCGGATCGAGAGCCTGATGCAGGTGGATGCCAACGAAGGGGCATCATTCCCCACCGCAGACCAGAGCCGGACATCGGTTCTGGAAACGGTCTGGAACTGTTCCGTTCGGGCGTTATGATCTGCCATCACTGTTTCGGCACTGTTGAAACACTGTCCCCCAGTTGTCCCAAAACGGGACAGGAGAACGAGCCATGCCCAAAAGCGTCGACAACATCACCTCCGGCCCCGCCAAGATCCTGCTCGGGGCGACGGAAATTCCACACACCGAGAACGGGGTTGCGATCAAGGTGTCCCCCAAGAACCGCATGCGGATGGTCGACAAGTTCGGCGTCGGCAATGTGGCGGTGATCCACACCGGCGACGACGTTCGGGTGAACACCTCCATCGCGGAATGGGCGGCCGACTCGCTCTCAATCGTCTACAACCCCGGAAACAACGCCACCGCCGCGACAGGCTCGGGATCGGGGGTGCGGTACATCGGGATCGGTCGGTCTGCCGGGTACATCTACACCACGACCACGATGGATGTCGTGCCGTTCCTGACCGCGGACGCGGGGCGTGGGGCGTTCTTCGAAAAAGTGACCCCCATCGGGGAGTTCACCCTCGACCACAAGCCTGAGAACGACCGCATCTTCGCCTGCGAGTGGGTCGCACTGGTGAAAGAGAGCAACACCGACGGCGAGCTGATCGGCAAGATCCGGCTGCCGTGATTCGCCTGACCTGAACCTTCCCGGGAGTCGCACATGAATCGATCGAGTGTTTGGGCGGGACGCCTCTTCGCCGAGCTGGGGACCCTCGACGACATCCTCACCGTGGGGGTGACGGACCGGGCCCGGCTGCTCTACGCCGAACTGAGCCGAGAGCACGGCGGCAAGCCTGACGACTCTGTGCGGCTCCCCTGGAATGCGTTGTGTCTGGCCATCGACCGGCAGGACTCGGAGGAGGCCGTCGCGGCTGGCGAAACGCTGCTGGCTGCCCTGGAGGCTGAGTTCGATCTGCATCCCGCGCCGGCCGTGGTCACCGAGGGAGCGATTCCCGACGGTGTTGCGGCGTCTGACGCTGTGTCCGTTTTGCGAGAGTGAGGAGCAATGAGTTCGGAGCGAGAGCGAATCGTGGAAACTTCCGCCGGATCGGTCCTGGTCCGGCGGATTTCGTGGGCGGGCTGGAAGATCGTGAAATCGCAGGTGCTGCGGTTTCTCGAATCCCGTCTGGCGGAGCTGATCAAGAACGCCAGCCTGCCTGGTGGGGAGTCCCCCGTGCAGCTCGGTTGGAAGCTCGTGCCAGAGCTGGCCCGCATGGTCGCGGAGGAGTCGGACCAGTGGGCGGGCGAGTTCGTGAAAGCGTGCGGGGTGTCGGCCGAGATCATCGACAAACTCGACGCGATTGACATGGTCCGGTTGCGGGATGCAGCCGTCGCGGTGTCGGAGTTCCAGACGCTGGTGGAAGCCGAAAAAAACTTGCTGGCCCAACTGGTCCTGAAAACTCTCGGGGCGGTTGGGATGCCACTCCCACAATTGCCGAGTCTCTCCCCCACACCGGGTGGGAGTCCCTCCTGATTCAGGCGGGTTGGCAGCGGAGCGAGATTCTCGCCACCCCTGCCGACGAGGTTCTGGCCCACATCATCCACTCCCGGAGAGCTCTCAGTGAAACCCGCCTGTTTGCCCTCCATGCGGCGGCCTACCCGGACCTCGACCCGACGGCCCAGAGACGGCTTTACGCCGCCACGCAGGCGATTGCCGACATTGGCCGTCCCCGCCTCAGCGCCTACGAGCGGGTCACCGACTCGGAAAGGATCCTCATGATCGGTGGCGATGCCAACGCGGCTCCCGAGGCGTTCGCAAGTGCTCACCCGGAGCAGATCCGCTGGCTGCACACCCAGGGGCTGACCATCGACGAAGCCAAGCAGCGGTCGGCCGCGTGGCTGGCGGAGCAACTCAAGACCATTCGCGAGCTGTAACCCATGCCAGGCACCTCGACAGTCAGCTTCCAGATCGGTGGGACCACGGTCACGGTCAATGGCCCGCCTGGTCCGACCGATGTGTCCGCGTTGCCGCAGCACACGGTGGACCGCGCCGCGGATCACACGCTCTGGTCGTACCAGCACACCACCACCAAGCTCTGGCTGTGGACAATCGGCTTGCGTGACCTGACCGCGGCCCAGAAGTCAGCCCTCGAGAACTTTTTCCTCGATACGGCGGTCGGGCCGAAGAACCCGTTCACGTACACCCACACCGACGGGACGGCTTACGCAAACTGCCGATTCGTGCAGCCTCAACTGCAGTTTCAGCGGGTCAATGAGGCGGTTTGGGATGTGCAGATCCAGATTCAATCCCCGACGCAGGTGGCGTGATGGGCCAGACGATTCATGAGCTTCGCGGCGTCATCGGGGGCGACGCCTCCGGGTGGCTGCGTGCGGTCAAGCAGTCGATCAACGCGGGGCAGGATTTCCTATCGTCGTGGGGTCGGGCGGCGTCCGAGGTGGTCAGCCTTTCGACGAAAGTCGCGGTCGGGGTCACCGGGATGGCGACGGCGATCGGCACGGCCGTCGCGGTCACCGGCACCAAGTTCAACGCGCTGCAGCAGAACGCCACGATCGCATTCTCGACACTGCTGCGCGACGGGACGAAGGCCAAGGCGTTCCTGCAAGAGCTGCAGAAGTTTGCAGCGGAAACCCCCTTCTCGTTCGGCGGGCTGATCAAGAACTCTCAGTTCCTGCTCGCGACTGGCACCAGCCTGGCGGAGATCATCCCCACCCTGCGGGTTCTCGGCGACACGATGGCGGGGTTGGGGAAGGGCGAGGAGGAGCTGAAGCTCGTCGCCACGGCCCTGTCGCAGATCCGGGGGAGTGCCCAGCTCTCCGCGGCGGACATGGCCCAGCTGACCAATCAGGGGATCCCCGCCTGGAAGATGCTGGCCGACGCGATCGGGAAGACCGTTGGCGAGACTCGCAAGCTGTCGGAGCAGGGAGCGTTCGGCGGGGAGCAGGCGTTCCAGATCCTCATGCAGGGGATGCAGCAGCGATTTGGCGGCGGCATGGCGGCGGCTGGGGGCTCGTTCGACCAGCTGCTCTCCAACCTGAAAGACACGTTCGACATCCGGGCAGCGGAGGTCACCAAGCCGCTGTTCGACGCTCTGATCCGGGTGTTCCAGCAGTTCTCCGAGTTTCTCGGCTCGCCCCAGTTCTCGGGGGTCATTCAAGAGCTGACGGGGCAGTTTGCTCGGGCTGGGTCCGCGATCGAGCGATGGCTCGGGGGCAACCGGCAGCAGATCGTGGAGGGGCTGACGTCGGCTCTGCGGGGGATGGCCGAGGGGGTGACCAACCTCATCCAGTACGTGCAGGAGGCCGGGCCCAGCATGGTGCGCTTCGCCCAGGTGCTGGCGGATGTGGCGGGGGCGGTCGGTCGGTTCGCCAGCAAACACCCCGAGGTGTTGGCGGCCCTGCTGCTATTTCAGGGGGCCTCGATGCTCGGCGTGGTCTCGACGCTGGGATCTCTCGGAAATGCTCTGGTCTCGACCATCAGCCTGTTTGTGAAACTGGTCCCGGCCATTGCGGGGGCGAGCACGGCCACCGCCTCATTCACCGCACTGCTGGGGCCTGGTATTGCTCTGGCGATTGCCGGGGGGTTCTTCGCGATCCTGATCAACGCGGCGAGAGAACTCCGGGCTGAGTTCGACGAGTTCATCAAGAGCACCGAGAAGGTCCGCAATCTGGGGCTGGAGGGCGTGCGGGCGGGGATGGATCGGTCCGGCGGTATTCAGGACCCTCAAGCACGGCGGAACGCTCTGCGGGTCGATCTGGAGGCTGCCAAGCAGGAGTTGGAAAACGCCCAACGGGACATGGAGGCGAGGCGACTGGAGCGGGAGAAGATTGGCCGGGACATGTCGGTCGGCGACAAGATCTCGGCGTTCCTGCCGGAATCGATCGGTGGGTTCGATGCCAGGACCGAGGCGGGCAAGGAGGCGGAGCGGGCCCAGGCACGCTGGGAACGAGCGTCCGCAGTCATCAGTGAGATCGAGGCGAAGATCAAGGAGACCGAGGCCCAGATCAAATCCGGGGTGGCCGGCGCCGGGGCCATGGGTGGCGGGGCGGCAATGCCTCCCGACGTGGCCGCGACCGGCCCGATCCAGAAGCAGGCGGTCGACGCTGTCAAGGCCTGGAACGACATGGTCGGCGACGTGACCACCAAGATGGAGTCGATGGCGATGAAGCTGGCCGACATGGGCCTGTACATGGACCCCATGCAGATCCAGATGGTCGCCGACTCGATGCAGCGGCTGGGGGATGCGTTCCTCAACGGCGAGATCACCGAGGCCCAGTTCAACCAGCTCACCAGCGGGCTCCAGCGGGTGGCCGATCAGGCGGGCAACTTCTCGGAGAGGATCCAGACGGCGGCGGAGAACGGAAAGATCTCTGCCGACCAGCTCGGGGTGCTGAACACTTCGCTCTCGCAGTTGCTCGGCCAGTACCAGCAGGGGGCGATCACATCCGATGGGTTTGCCCGTGGGCTGCAGCAACTCAACGCCCAGATGGAGGCGGGGGCCGCACAGGCGGAGCGGGAAGCCGCGGCGAAAGAGCGGGCGCGGCTGATGTCCGGGCAGTTCACCCAGGATGAGTTCCGCACGGCGTTCGAGGACAAGCTCATCGCGTTCCAGCGGGCGCGCATGCAGCAGATGGTCGACATGCAGTTCCTGCAGTGGCAGCGAATGAACGGCTTTATGACCGACACGGGCAACAACTTCGGCCGCCTCAACGGCATGATGGGCGGTTTCGGGACTCAGGTGCAGCGGGCGACCGGATTCCTGCGGGGAATGGGTGGCGACGGGGCCAACGCGATCAACTGGAACCAGATCGCGGGGGCGTTCAACAGCCCCCAGGCCCAGCGGGACATGCTGTTCAACGAACTGCAGATGCTCTTGCAGTACTTCCGGCCGAACACCAGCCCCTACTCGATGGGGTTGGATCCAGAGCGGGCGGCCCGATATCAGGGACGCATCGACGAGATCCAGTCCATCCTCAACGCCCCTCCCCCGCCCCCGATGTTCACGGGCATCAGCGGTGACCAGATCATCGGCGACCCGGGGTTGCAGTCGCAATCGGCCCGCGCGGGGGGCTCCATCAACGTGAACCTGCCCAACATCTCGCGGATCACCAACAGCGACATCCGGCAGATCACCGACGCCCTCACGAACGAACTGGCCCGCCAAGGGAGACGGCTGTAAATGGCTCGGACACTGACGGCAGCCGCGACCACCCAGAAGGACCGCACGAACGGGGCGCACCCGGTGTACGTGCTCCAGATCGACTGGGGCGGGGCCACCGGGACCAAGTACTACGCGGGCGAGGCGTTGACCATCGGCACCGGCGGCTCTGCCATCACCACCGAGGGCCGGGTGATGGACTGGGGGGCCATCCAGATCGGGGCCGACCCCGGGCGGGCTGGTGGACACGGGCAGGTCAATGTCACGCTGACCGATGCCGACTTGGTGCTGAAACCGCTGATCGAGACGAAGCCCGGGCCGATCAACAAAAAGTGTTGGATCTGGCTGTACTTTCAGGGGACGACGTGGCCCACGGATCGCGTCGGCGTCTTCGGCGGTGTGATCGACGCCCCCAGCGAATGGGACGACTCGACCGCCCAATGGCGGCTGACCCTGCGGGGGCTGGAGGCCCTGTACAACCGGCAGATCGGGCGACTGATCGACCGCGATGTGTTCCCGGATGTGATCTGCGACGAATGCGAGGGGGAGATCATCCCCATCGTTTACGGGAACCCTGTCCGGAGGGTGCCAAGCTGCATCATCGAGCGGCCGGGCCAGTCGAACCTGCTGTCGTACTTCGGGCCGTTCGACGACTCGCTGTACATCGAGAACACCGCAGCAGACGACCGGCATACCACGACCGGCACCAGAACACTCGTGATTGGCTACCCGGGAAACACGGTGCGCGTCACTGGGACATGGGACTCGGTCACACCCAACAAGTTCAACATCTCGACGCGGAACGATTGGCAGGCCAGCGGCACGATCTCCACGCTGCTGGGGGACGATGGGGTCTTGTACCTCATGATCCCGAAGGCGGACATCACGGCACCAGATGCCTCACGCTGCGGCTACCCGATCTCCCTATACGTGGGGGGCACGTGGTACATCTATGTCATCTCGTTCTGGACGGTCCGCGGTGACGACATCGCGGTGCTGTGGCAGCAGGGGACCGGGGCCAATGTCGGGACCACGTACAGGATCGGCCGATATGCTGGCCAGATGCCCCACTGGCAGGCCGGAACCCCGGTGTACGAGGTCGACACCTGGAAGTGGGCGGTCAACTTCCTGCCGTCGCAGTCCGTCGACCTGGTCGAGTGCAAGACGAAGTATCAGGTGCCAGGGGGAGGGACGGCGGAAGGGTACGTGCAGCTCGGCAGCACGTACTACTCGGTGAACCTCAACGACAAAGCGTACAACACGTCACTCGGCCGTCTGTCGACCGATCCGGGCATCACCACCATTACGATGACTGCCCCGCCGATTGATGCGGGGGTGGATGCCACGCGGCTGCTGGTGACACTCAAGGGGATCACCGACGACAACACCCCGACCGGCACAGTGCTGAATGATCCCGCCGACGTGATCAAAAACCTGCTGGGGAACTCGTTTCTCGGCAAGGTCCCCGCAGGAGAGATCGACTCCGCGAGCTTCACGGCGGCTGCCTCGGCGATCACGCAAAACCTCGAGCTGGCGATCACCAGTCAGCAGCGGTTGACCGACCTGTGCGGAGAGCTGGCGTTCCAAGCCGGGGCGGTGATGTTCTGGGACGGGGGGCAGGCCCGGATCAAGAAGCTGGCCCACACCCTCAGCTCCGGGGATTCGCAATACACGTTCGACGTCTCGAAGTACGCGGCACGGACACTGCGAGTGCGAGAGCAGGGGCTGACCAACACCCCGACACAAGTCACCGGGAAGTTCCGCACCAGCCTGGTGGCGCCCGAGTCGAAGCTGGTCCGGCGGTGCGACGATGCCATCACGGAGTTCGGGTGGCGAGACAGAACGCTCGACATGTGGGCCCACCAAGACCCGGTCGACGTCGCGGCGATCATCGAGTTCTGGCTGAAGTTCGATCTGCAGATCAACCAGACCATCCAGTTCGATACGTTCCTGAACGGCGTCCACCTGCAGCCGGGCGACACGGTCACGATCAACGTGGTCCACGCCTCGGGGACACCGGTCAACAACGTGCTGGGCCGGGTGAAGTCGCTGCGGCATCAGCCGGGCAGCTCCCAGGGACGTGGGGACCGGATCCAAGTCGAGTGCGAGGTCAAGCTCTACGACTGGACGGTCACCGCGGTCACCCCGACGACACGCAACTGCAACCCCTCGACCGGGGTGCCGGACCAGCGGCTCGGCCCGGGGACGGCGGTCACCTCAGGGAGCGGGTGGGTCTACATCCCGGGGCGGGGGGCCGTTCCACTGCCGCAGTTCCGCAGTTCGGTCAGCTTCCCGGGGTCTGGGTCTGGCTCTGGCTCAGGGAGCGGGTCGGGGTCTGGTTCAGGCAGCGCCAGCGGCAGCGGGACCGGGTCGGGGTCGTCCGGCTCTGGTCTGGTCTACCCGTTTCTCGCCGGGGCCGGGACGGGCGTCTGGAGCAAGGGCACCACCCGGACGGTCAGCCCAATCAACACCTCTGGTTCGGGTCTCGGTCTGGGATCGGTCGTTGCCTACAACGGCCACAAGAACGTCCCATCGTCTGGCACAGTGATCGTGTACCAGATCGCCGGGGGCGAGGTGGTTGCCATGGAATTCTCCTGCACGTGAGACCGAGCCAATGTGCCTGTGTTTTTACGCACTCAAGGGGACGCGGGAATCGTCGTCGCCAGATGCCCTGTGGGCCTACGATCCCGGAAAGGGCTCCACATCGAGCAGTCGTTGGGCACAACATGCGATCGGCCCTGCCCCGTCTGGGCAAAGCTGCATCGGGCTGCGCGATGTCAGCAATACTCTGGGGCGGGTGTTCGATCGCGACGGGTACATCACCAGCACTTTCTCGCTGACAAACTTGGCAACCGCCGATCCTGTGTCGGCGTGGAACGGTACGGACACCGCGTGGTTCCTGGCGACTGCCACCGGAGGCACGACCAACTGGTATGCGTTCAATCTGTCCGGCACACAGCTCAGCTCTTCCCGCTACGACTCAGGGTCACGGTTCCGGGCGGCGTGCAATTCGTCCGGCGACCTGATCGCCTACAACGCATCGACCTCGCCACAACGCATGGAGAGGCGGGCCCGCGGAGGCACGGTGTCGGCGTCCTCCTCCTCGGTGCCGAGTAGCGTGCTGTGCGTCGATGCGTCAGACAACATTTTGACGGCACAGGCATCGTCGCTGGTCAAATACAACGGATCATTCACACAACAGTGGTCAACGAGCTATTCGCAGTTTGGCGCATCGGTTTTGGCGGTTGTGGCCGACTCATCATCCAATGCGTATGTTCTGTATGCACAATCACCGCCGGGAACAGCGGTGAAGATCGAAAAGTACAACTCGTCTGGAACGTCTCAGTCCGTCACGACAATAACCACCTTCAACGGACTGTATGATCAATTTGTTGATTTTTGGTGCGATGGCACAAACCTGTACCTGGCGTTCTTCAGGAATGTTGGGTTGGGAACAATGGGCCTGACGGTCATCAAGTACAATGGATCGGTCTCAGAGGTGTGGGCCAGAAACCCGTGGTACGAAGACGGCACGGCCAATCGCACAGCAAAAAGCGTGCGTTCAGACGGCACGGTCTTGACGTTGGCCGGGGTTCGTGGTCAGTGATCGAAGACCCCCCCGTCGACTGCCTCCACCGCCTGGAACCGCGAGGCACCATCGAGTGCAGCTACTGCGGCCTGCGCGGGCAGGAGGCCCCACTTTACGGGTGCAGCGTCTTCGGGCTCTGCACGGTTGGAAAACGGCACGCCAACGTGCGGGCCTGCATTGCGTGTGAACGTCGCGAGGAACCCCCGGATGCCTGAGACCATCGTCCTGAACGCCGACCTGCACGGGTTCGGTGATGCCTGTATCACAGCGGTCATCGCGGAGAACTCCAAGGACCGGCCCGTCCGGCTGATCCACCGGGCAACCGGCGAGATGCGGGTGTTCCTGGAAATGCTCGGCCAGGAGGTGGTGGACCACGACCCGGAGCAATGTGCGGACACATTCTTGCCGTACCACACCCACGAGGTGCAGCTTGAGCGCGGCGAGGTCCCCAGGGTGCTGTCGCGGGCGCGAGCTCTCGGAATCGATCTGTCCGACCTGACCCCAGAGACCATCCGGATGCCGACCGTCACCGTGGGGGAGGAGGCGACGATCTGGGCCAAGCGGGTGTGTGATGAAATGCGGGCGTTCGGGCACGCGAAAGCTGTCGCGCTGTGGCCCCAGACGTGCTACCAGTCGCGGGAGTGGCCGACGGGCCACTGGCACGATCTGGCGTGGGGCCTCCGGTCTCACGGTATCGGCTCGCGGTTCTTCCTCGGCACCAACGAAGAGCGGTGGCACAACACCCCGGGGTTTGTGTTCGGGATGGGCTGGGAGAAGTGGGCGGCGATGATGCTGGAGGCTGATCTCAATGTCGCGATCAGCTCCGGCCCAGCCAGCCTTGCGGCAATTGCACGGGCGGGTACAATTGTGCTCGAAGGGCCAACGAAGCCGACGATCTGGTGGCACGCCCCCCAGATCGAGACCATGCAGGTCGGGACTGACCGCGTGAGTTGTGTCGGGTGTCACTTTGGAAGCCCCTTTCGGAGTGCCTGCGATTTTGGATGTTTCGCGCTCGCGGCACTGACCCCGGATCTGGTTTTGTCGCGAGTCATACAGAGACTCGATGTCAGAGGAATTGAGCGTGTCCAGTTGCACCACTGGACCACACGGGATGTTGGTGCGCTCCGCCTCCCCGTGGCGTGAGCAGGACGAGAAGGTAATTCGCGAGGTCATTGACCAAGACTGCTACGACCTCGCGTCGTTGGCGGACATGGTCAATCAAGACGACGATGTCGCACCCACAATCGTCGACGTGGGAGCCCACATCGGATCGTTTGCGAAAGCCTGCGAACTGCAATTCAGCAGGTTACGTCGAAGGGTGGTCTACCACGGTTTCGAACTGAACGCCAAGAACGTCCCGTTGCTGGTGAGGAACGTCGCTGCCAAGAACTTCGCCATGTTCGACGCACGGGCCTTCCACGCGGCGATTGAGCAGGGCCGGACCAGTGACGAGTACTGGTTCATGGACTCGATCCTGAAAAATGGCGACCGGGCGACAGCCACCGGGGCCAGCCAGCTCCGTCCGAAGGGGGCCCGGCCCGTGATCAGCGACCACGCGGTGAGCGCCGCCCCTGCGGAGCAGATCCCGGTGATCGACATGATGACCGTGATCGACTGCATCGTTCGGGGTGAGATCTCGATTCTCAAACTGGATTGCGAGGGGGCTGAATTCCGCCTCCTCGACGCGCCGTGCAGTTGGCTCGATTCGGTCTCGGTGATCGTCGGCGAGTACCACGACCGGGAGCGGTGGGAGGAGTTCCTCAACAACCATTCCCGGCTGGCGATGTGGGACTATCGCGAGGTCAGCCGGCGCGAGGACAAACCCATCGGGATCTTCCACCTGATCAACCCCAACAAAGTGCAGGTGGGCCATGAGAACGAATAGCCAACCGAATCCACATCGACATCTGTCGTACTGGGCCGCCATGCTGCTGGCCGCCAGCATTCACCAGCGAGACCCCCGCGAGCTGAAGCGGCACAACGTCGAGACGTGCTATCAGTGCGGGGCCAGGATCGGCCGGGGCCGCGCCGGGCGGAAGTGCCGCAAATGCCGGGAGGTGCAGCAGTGAGCCAACCTCTGATTGTGGTGGTCGGGGAAACGATCCTCGACATGGACTACGAACTGCAGAAGCCGCCCGAGACCTCGCCGGATGGCTTCCCGGTGTACCCAGTCGGCTACTATGCGACCCGCAAGAATGTCGGGGGAGCGGCGGCCGTGGCGGGCATGGCGAAGGCCTTCGGGGCCGATGTGCGACTCGTCACCCAGTACGACCCGGCGTATGTGCCAGATCCTGCGGGCATCACACAAGGGCTGTGGTGGCGCGGCCCAGTGTGCGAGAAGCGGCGGTTCATCCACGACGGAAAGGTGGTGTTCCGTCTGGATACCGATGTGCGGATCACGAGACTTCCGTTGTCGGTGCTTGAGGCGATCCGCGAGGAGTGCAACGGCAGGCCGGTTTACCTGATCCTGTCCGACTACGGCAAAGGGATGTTTGATCGTGGTCTGTGGGCCCACTCGATCCGCGCGTCAGTCAAAGTCGTCGAGAGCTTCGGGGACCCGCACCGGTCGCGGTC